GCTAAGAGCCTATGGGGCTTATGCGGCTAAGAGCCTATGGGGCTTATGCGGCTAAGAGCCTATGGGGCTTATGCGGCTAAGAGCCTTAACGGCTCTTAGCGGCTTTTAACTTATCCGGGTCAAAGCCTAGTAATCTTATGGCCAGGTCCGCTGCGGTTTTTAGGCAATTTTCGAATATGCCCATCGCGTCGGCCCCGGTGGCCGCAAAATACGGCCAACCCAACTCGTCGTAGTACTCCATATGGTCCGGGTCGGTTAAGTCTTCGGCGGTAAGTTCGCTATTTTTAACTAAATCTAAAAAAAGCTTAGTAGCCTCGTTAATTAAGGCCAATTTAGTAGCCTCGGGGTTGCGCCAATAGGCAGCATAAAAAGCGTTAAAGTTTTTTAATACGTTCGTGTTCATGGCTTATAATTTTTAGGATTATTTGGCAATAGCGCCTAGATGCCGCGACGCGCTGCGCCGCTATCATCTTTATTATTATACCACGAAGATAGCGATTTATTTTTAGCTTCGGATGCATTTTATACTAACGAAGGTTAAAAGCTTTTAGGAGCGTAAAACTTTTTATCCGCGGAAATTTTTTATACTAATAAAGGCTAAAAAATTAGTGGCTGCCCAAGCCGTTAGCAAAAATTAGGCCCCCGGTTGGGAGGCCCGGGGCCCTTTATATGTATATAACAAAGCATCGTCAAAGAGCAGAAAATTTTTTGGCTCTAAGGCATTCTCGCAAAGCGCCTAACAAGTCTTGAAATAAATAAAAGGCCTTTCAGGTATTCTCGCAATATGGCTAGAAACAATGTAAACAATGTAAACAATGTAAACAAAGTATTGTTTACGCGAGAATGGTATAAAAGTAATTGATTTTCAATAAGATAGGCCATTATGTAAACAAAGAAACAAAAAAATATAACACTGGCCTAAAATATGATTTGATAGTATTCTATAGAGCAATTATATTATATATAAGAAACTATCAAACCTATATTAGTATATATAGTGACTTTGTTTTTTTTGTTTCTTTGTTTATTCATTAATAATCAATAGGTTATGAGTAAACAAAGCTCTCGCAATTGTTTATTGTGTTTATTTCTATTCTCGCAGTAAATAATTTTCATTCTCGCTGAAAAATTTACATTCCCGCAAAAATAAATTCTAATAATATACATTTAACATATAATTGATTGCCTGTTTGAATTATATTTTGTACCTTTGCCCTATAAAAATTAAAACTTTTCAGCCATGTTTGAAATCAGCGAAAAAATAATAGAAACTGACTGCGAAAGTATGCTCACATCAAAATTTGCTGTATTTATGATTGAATTCGAATACGACAATAGAGTATATGTTGGGCATACTATAATGAAGACAGTTAAATCGGAAGTACGCTCATTTGTAAATTCTGTGCTAGATGAAAGCATAAAACACGGCGAATTATTAAAGCAATCAATGAGCAAAAGTAAAACTCTTTATCTTACAATAAAAGAGCCAGAAGAGTACACACTAGATTCCATATTTAAGCTAAAATATGATTTGATATTATCCTGCGGAAGTTATGAGCCGTTTGGCTTTAATAAAATATGCATGATAGGAAATAAATATGAAGCGGAAAAAAAGTATATAAGACAAATACTAAAAGAAGTTGGTAGTTTGTATAAAAAAACGCCATTAGCCTCAAATGCTAGGTCTATAAAAGAATATAGTTTTGATGCTAATAGCAGAGAATATAAACTTGTAGCTGAATGGCCGTCAATAACTGCGGCAGCACGGCACTATAATCTTAATGCTAGTAACATTGCGGCTTGCTGCACCGGAAGATTAAATACAGCGTATAGCCGTCTATGGAGATACTCGGACTAAAAAAATCAAAAGTATGAGTAAAAAAGATAAAATAGCAGAGCAGCTTAGTGACTTACTGCCCGATAGACCTAAAATGCCAGGCCTCAGTAACCCGGATGCCCCAAAAATGGTAGAGGAAGAGGCCGCGCGTATTAAAGCAAGGCAAGATGCTAAAGAGGTAGCCCGTATAAAGTACCTAGAGAAGCAAAAACTTCGTAATTTAGAGGCCAAACAGGCCGAGCGCCAGGCTTTGGCAGAAGAGCTAGGCCGGTATGAGCTTCCGGCAGGCCAAACAATTCATCAAGCTAAGCAAATAGCGGAGCAAAAAAAGAAAATCGAGACGCTTGAGGCTATTGAGGCGCAAGTCGTTCAGCCTTTGCACCCCGCTGAGCTGGCAGACAATACTCCCGGCAAAAAAACGTATTCTAATATGGTCAGGCAGGCTATTCAAATGCAAGGCACTACGCGCCCAGAAGTGCTTAAATTGCTCGCATCATTAAATATTAACCTAAATGTTCAACTCTCAAAACAAGATACAGCTAATTTATTGGCTTGCCTGCTGACCTGTAATGAGGCTCAACTTGCGGCACTATATAATAATAAAAAAATACCTATTGTCATTAAAACAGTCATTAAGAGATTGCAGGAAGACGCGAAGCTTGGCAATATAGAGACAGTTGAAAAGTTGTGGGATAGAGTGTTTGGCAAAAATGCTATGTCCCTCAATCTTCCAGAGCAGACCCAATTGGAGACGGGCATTCTGCCAGATGTACCGGTAAGCCGCGAAGCCTATATAGTTATTAGAGATACGCTATTAAAGTAATATACGTGCACGTACGTGCATTACAACATAGATAATATGCCACAAGAAAGATTTAAGTCATTAAAGGAGATGCAAAATGAGGTGGACAGTAGCAAAAATAGCGCGGTAAACCCCAAAGAGCTGCTAAGGCTTGAACTTTTAACGTCATTCGAAAAATATACAAAAGCGCTGTTTAAGGCGCAATACCACCGGTCCTTTATAGTAGCCGAGCATCATAAGAAGATGTTCTCGGCGCTGCAAGATGTTGTAGACGGTAATTGTAAACGCCTTATTATTAATATCGCGCCACGATACGGGAAAACAGAACTTGTAATTAAGTCATTTATATCATGGTGTTTCGCGCTTAACCCAAAATGTAGGTTTTTGCATCTATCATATTCAGATATACTTGTAAATGATAATTCAGATACAATTAGGTCCATTATGATGGAGCCACTCTATACAACTCTTTTCCCCCAATCAGCTCTTGCATCCGAGAAGGGCTCAGCTAAGAGGTGGAAGACCAAGGCTGGAGGAGAGCTGTACGCCGTATCAACCCAAGGCCAGGTAACTGGTTTTGGTGCAGGAAATGTTGATATTGACCCGGAACTTGACAAAATGGATGGCGGCAATAACATTTTCGTATTTGACGACCATACAAATGAAATGCTGAACATGATTGGCGCCACTACTAACATATTTCAAGGCGCTATTGTCATCGACGACCCAATTAAACCAGAAGATGCGGAGTCTGATATTGTGCGTGAGCGTATTAACCTGCGTTTTGAAAATACTATACGTAACCGTACTAACTCGCGTAATACACCAATCATAATTATTATGCAAAGGCTACATGAGCACGACTTGTGCGGCTATTTGCAAGAGATAGAGCCGGATGAGTGGACCGTATTATCGCTTCCAGCAATCCAAACAGACCCAGAAACAGGAGAAGAGCGCGCATTGTGGCCTATGAAGCACACCTTGGAAGAACTCTATAAGATGAGAGCGCTTAATCCGGTTGTGTTTGATACGCAGTATATGCAAGACCCGACGCCTAAAGAGGGTCTTATGTATGCCGAGGGCTTCAGAACGTACAGAAGAGAGGAGCTGCCATCTGGCAATAAGGCAATTCAGAAATGGAATTACACAGATACTGCTGATACAGGTGCAGATGATTTGTGCTCTATATGCTTTATAAATACGCCAGAGTATGCGTACGTGACAGATGTTTTGTTCACAGACGCCCCTATGGAAGTGACCGAAAATAAGAATGCGGAGATGCTCACTAGAAATCAAACTGTAGAGACACTAATCGAATCGAACAATGGTGGTAGAGGCTATGCGCGCAATGTCAAACGTATATTAAGAGTTGATATGAAGAACTTTAGGTGCGTTATACGGACATTTACGCAAACAGAAAATAAGAAAACACGCATTTATACTAACTCTGCCTGCGTTATGAACGACATATTGTTTCCAGAAGGGTGGGAAAGGAGATGGCCTAAGTTTTATAGCGCCCTGATGTCTTATAGAAAAGATAACAAAAAGCGTAACCAGCATGATGATGCGCCAGATGCGTTAACAGGCGTATATGAGATGCACGCTAAAAAAGGAGGCAGGAAGAAAATCAAAACTCGTAATTAATATGGAAAAGATGATAAGCCCAAATGGTGTAAAAGCAAATATGTGTTGCGCAAGTTGCTTATATTACAACTCTATACGATTTTTTTTTGCAAGCCATAATATAAAAAGATTGTGTACTAAGAAAGATAAAGCTATAGTTGATGGTAGGTATAAATGCGGGTATTATGTAATGGCTAAATTCTTTCAAGAACGAGGCTATAAGACGATAAAAGATTAATTTCTCGCGATATTCTCGCAAATAAAATAGCTTTATTTATTATATAATGTATACTTTATTAGTAATGAATTTTAGTTCGCGTGGCTTAAATAAAATTTTTATGGTTAAATATGTTAAAGAACAATTATGTTTCAGTAGATATTAGTATATTTGCCTAGTAAAGAAGTAAAACTTCGGTACGTAAAACAGATAATTCGATGCTAGTTAAGGGTAGCTACTCGGTAATGTATAACAATTAAAATTATAAACATTTATGGGATTAAATTGTGGATGTCCCGCCGGCGCACACATTGCGGACCTCGAAATAGCGGAATGCAAAGAGAGCATGGGGCAGGTACAAAAAGTTGCTTTCCAGCGTATCTATAAGACCGCAGGTGAGAAGAACTCCGTTGCTGACCCGACTAAAAAGGCCTCGTTTGCAACTTTGTTTTCCGCTTCTGACGGCAGTAAAATGACAGTTTCTCCTTATATCCAGGGGCCTACGTCTGAACCTGGCGCTGCTCGTACATTTGGTGGCGGTAATCAGACCCTCGGCGGTATTGAAATCACTATTGGCCGTGAGCCTACCACGTTCTCGGCTACCATTTATCAGGAGAGCCAAAAAACTATCGCCCAGTTAAAGCAGTACATGTGTGAAAATGTAGGCGTCTGGTTGATTGATGAAAATGGCAACATTGGGTGCCTTGTTGATGACGTAAATGAGCCCGGAGCTTATTACCCGATTCCAATTGGCAAACTGTTTGTGGGTGACAAGAAGCTAGGCGGGTTTGAGGAGCCAGATAGCAACGCTATCGAATGGTCATTCTTCCCCAACTGGAGTGACAAATTTATTATTATCAAGCGTGAGTCTCTTGACTTTAACCCTCTTACCGATTGGGTGAATGTATCATCCTCTAGTGTTTAGAGTGGTAGCTTCAGCCGACTGGAGTTCTCCACTGATTTCGCCATAGGCTGAAAGGCTCCAAAGGTCAAATAAAAGTATGAGAAAGAAAAAAGAAAAAACAGTAACGTTAGTTGTGCCTAAGTACAATATCAAGCAGGAATTCGGTGTTGAACATGCCGAGCGCCTGCTTGATATGGGCACGCTACTGAACGGCGGGTGGGAACTGCCAAAGGATAGTAATTATATATACGATTTGGAAAATGGCCTTAGAGTTAAGTCAGATAAAGCAGATTCTGCAAAAGCCGTCTAAAAGACAGGTTATTCAGAAGGCTGTAAATATGCAGCGCCGTCTTAGGTTTCATACTGAGACGAATATCGCCGTATCTGATATTAACCAACCTACTACTGTTTTCTTACAATGGGTTAAGGCCCTTCTCCCAAAGGATAAGTTCAACATTTTCCTTCAGCTGTTCAAATTTCCGCTACCCACTCCCGCTGTAGTTGAGGACGTCTATAGAGAACTCGAAAGAGTTTTCTATAGCCGTAACTCATCTAGCTCATATCAGTTTACTGATTCTGAGCTTGCAGAAGACTGGGCTAATTATAAAAAGAGCTCTCTTAATGAGCCGGAGGTATGGAAGACAACCGGTTGGGAGAGAATGCAAGTATCGCCTAACAGTATTTTGGTGGTTGACTTGCCGAAAATTCAAAAATCATCTCGCCCAGAGCCCTATTTTTATTGGCTCGAGATTGACGCGGTTATTGATTATAAGCTTTCAAAGCTTGATGACAATGCTTTTGAATGGCTTATTTTCAATCAGCCTAACCGTCAGATAGCTGTATTTGATGATACTTACATAAGAGTTTACCAGTTAAACGAAAAGAATGAAATTCAGTCTCTAGTTTCAGAGGCAAGACACAATTTAGGGTATTGCCCTGCTCGTTTCTTTTGGTCTACTCAGCTTAATGAGAAAAACAAAGACCTTAAGAAAAATCCAATTACAAAGGAGCTATCAAACCTTGATTGGTATTTGTTCTTTGCCTTGTCAAAGCAGCATTTAGACTTGTATGCGCCTTATCCTATATATAGCGCGTATGAAGCTGATTGCAATTTTGAAAATAATGAGACTGGCGATTATTGCGATGGCGGTTTTCTGCGCAATGCAAAAGGAGAATACAAAATCCTTAACGACGGCACAGTTGAAAGGTGTCCGTGCTGTAGTGAAAAGCGTATAGCTGGCCCTGGCTCGTTCCTTGAGGTCCCGGTACCTAATCAGTCCGAAGGCGTGGCAGATATGCGTAATCCTGTGCAGATTACCACTATTGATAAGGCTTCACTTGATTATAATGTCAGTGAGTGTGCGAGACTAAAAAATGAGATTGTTATCTCTGTAGTTGGCTCAGGAGGAACGGTAAGTGAAAAAGAAGCAATTAATGAAACGCAGGTAACGGCTAACTTTGAGAGCAAAACATCTGTTCTTAATGCGCTAAAGACCAACTTCGAATTGGCACAAAAATTCATCGAAGATACTATTTGCAAACTCAGATATGGAGATGCTTTCATCTCATCGTCTATTAGCTGGGGTACAGAGTTTTACGTTTTTACTGTAACGGAACTATACTCTAAGTACAAGCAGGCAAAAGAAAATGGGGCCTCTAACTCAGAACTTGATGCTATTTCGCAACAAATTCTTGAAGTTGAGTACCGTAACAACCCTCTTGTACTTCAAAGAATGCTGATTTTGAAGCAACTTGAGCCTTATCCACATAAAACGCTGGATGAGGTAATAAAGTTGTTTGAAAAAGGGTTACTAGATGAAAAACGCGTAAAGCTGAAAATCAATTTTAATACTTTGGTTGATAGGTTTGAGCGTGAAAACATTAATATAATTGAGTTTGCATCTAAAAAACCACTGAGAGACAAAATAAATATCATAACAAATAAACTTTTAGAATATGTCGCAGAAGATGGAATTGCAACAGCTACGGAGCCACAGTCTTGAAGAAGTTAAAGCCTATAAGATGGAGGCTCAAAAACGTAAAGCCGAGCTTGAAGCCTTGAAAGCTAAAGGCGGTGAAGCCTGGACACCTGAATTGCAGGAAGAACTCGACGAGTTGGCTTTGTTCTTGGTAGACGTTGACGACGTCATTGAAGAAAAAATGGTTACTAAAACTGCTTCTTATAAGCCGGCGCCTGGAACAGAAAAGATGGTACATTTGGCATTAGTACGGGGCCGCCGTTTTAACCCGCTCACCGGCAAAGAAGAATCAAAAGTATTTACTCAGTTGTTTACATTTGCAGAATGGCAGTTGTTCAAGAAGAATTACAAAAATCTAGGCTATACTGTTGTGGCTGCTATGCATGACCCTTATGGAGACGCCGCGGAGATTGTAACGAAAACCAATTAACAACTTAAAATTCAAAGCTATATGTTAACAATTGAGATGCTTCGGCAGAGTTCAGCCCTTTCAGGCCTTACAGATACCCAGTTTACCGCTATTGCTGAAATGTCAAAAAATGACGAAAATGCGGTCATTGGAACAAAGATTGGCGCTCTGCACGGCCAGTATGATGCTGATATTTTTGGCATTACCGGTATCAAGAAAAAAGACGGCGAAAAAAGCTACGACTACGCAAAGCGTGTACTCGGCGAGTATAAAACAAAGGCTGAGTCTGTAAAAACAATTCAGACAGAGCTTAGCGCAGCTAAGGCCCAAGTTACAGAGCTTCAGTCTAAGCTTGAAAAAGGCGCAGGAGATGAAACTTTGCGTCAGCAGCTAAAAGATGCCAAGGCACAAGTTACTCAGCTTCAGGAGCAGCTTCAAACAAAAGAAACGGAGTTTAACTCTAATAAAACAGAGTTTGAAACTACTCTTAAGAATACGCATGTAGATTATGCTTTCCAAGCTGCTACAGCTGGTCTTAAGTTCAAAACCGGTATTACTGAGCCAATTCAGAAGACACTGCTTAATGCCGCTAAAGCAGAAGTGCTGGCAAAAGGAACTCCTGATTTTATCGAAGACGGCCACGGTGGCAAAAAGCTTGTTATCCGCGGCGCCGACGGCAACATCCTTAACAATCCTAAGAATAACCTCAATCCGTATACAATGCAAGAGCTTGTTATGGAAACATCGCTGAAAGATGTAATTGAAGTTGGCCGCCAGCAAACTGGAGGCGGTACAGAAGGCTTTGGGTCAGGCTCTGGCGGTACGGGCGGAACACTCGACTTGTCTGGCATCAAGAACCAAGTAGAAGCTGACAAAGCTATTGAGGCCCATCTACTTGCAAATGGCCTAACCAGAGATTCTCAAGAGTTTGCAGACCAGTCTTTGCAATTGAGAACGGAAAACAATGTAGCAAGCTTGCCTATCAAATAAATAGAAAAGTGCTATGAAGGCGTAAAAGGGTAATGCACCATAATAGCAATAATGTATAACAATTAAAAACTTAAAAAGTTATGAGCTTAGTATTAACTCGTATCCAGAACATTCGTGCGAACTCGAATCTCGATAAGTTTGAGTATCGCCCCAGTAGATACGGTGCGCTGAATGCTTTCATGGTGCAGTCCGAAGACCCTACTGGCATCCTTACCGAGGAGCTGAAGCAAAAGGCAAGAACTTCTATCGGTAATACTCTCGAAACTCCGGTAATTGACTATGACGCCGATATTACCATTGGTAATACCCGTACATTGACAATCAACGACAGCGAGAACACCTCTAAGATGGTGCAGATTACGTTTGCCACGTACGCTTGGGGCTTCACAATTGCTCCCGCTATGTACATGAACAACGAAATTGGCATCCAGCGGGACTTTGAAACCAAGATGATGAAGTATATTTACAAGTTTGCTCAGAAGCTTGATGAGGTTGCTCTTGCTGCTTTGGCTGCCAATAAAACTAAAGTTCTGAAGAATAAACTGCTGTATGACTTCTCGACCAACGCAGTTAACGCCAAGTGGTCGGAGCGCGAAAATGTATTTGGTGACCTCGAGGTTATGATGGGTGCAAATGACTTCTATGGTCAGCTGCATATTGTTGGCGACCCGGGCATTGAATCCATTATGCGTAAGCTTGAACAGCATGGGCTTTACAATGACGTAAACAAGCAGAATGAATTCGGTAACAAGATTGTCCACTTGACAAACAATCTTGCCACTACTCCGGGTAAGTATGCCCAGGGCTATGCTGTAAATGCCGGTTCACTTGGCATGTTGACTCGCTTTGAGCGTGACTGTCTGCTTGGCACTGTTTCTGGCGATGGCCATGAGTGGGGTATTGCTACTCTACCTCTGCTGAATATGCCTGTAGGTACGTACTTCTATGATTCTGTCGGTGACTATCACACCATTGCTGGCGCCGCTACTGAAGACATGGTTCGTACCCGTAAAGAGCATTACGGTTTTGCCGTGGATGTAGCATTCCTTACTTCTTACAACAGTAACAGCGCTGCTCTGCCTAGTCCTATCCTTGCATTCAACATTTCTAGCGAAAATGCTGTTTATGCTAAGCCTGTTGTAGTGGTTAACTCAGAGGATAGCCCTGTTAATACCAAGGCTGTTGTTTAATAGCGAGATGCAAAGTCTTTGAGTTGTTATAGCTTTGAAGGGCAGGGAGTGGCTGAGGCTAAATTAGTCTTAGTTACCTCCCTGTTTTTATTATTAAAACTAAAAAACTATGGTTAGAGCCAACGATATACAAGATAAATTGCTTCACCTAATAGGGTGGGCGCAGAATTATGATACGTCAGAGCTAAAAATATCTGATGCTTTAACCGTGAGCGAAAGTGGCCTATACTTTCAGCAAGTCCATACTTTGCTTACATTACAGAATCTGGCTTGTATCGCTCCGGACTTTAAGAATATGGCTTTTGAAGAGTACAATGCTGAAAAACCATATTCTAAAGGTAATGTAGTAAAGTATGATGAAAAGCTGTATAAAGCATTACAAAAGGCCTTAAACAAGCAGCCTGATATTGAATTTGAGTATTGGGTAGAAACCAATCCGTTTTCTGACTGGCTTGAAAGCAAAACAAAAGCGAGTATTCAAAAAGCTATTACAAGGTATTGCAATGAGAAAACCGCACAAGGAACACTTAAAACTTTGTGCGAAAATAGAACCCTATTTGATGGAGCTGGCCGTTTAGTAGATACGGTAAAAAACAGAAAAAACTTAGTAGGCTTTGAAATTGTACCTATGCGGGCAAAAGGTGTAACTACAAAAATCAATAAGATAGGTTTACAATTTACAGAGCCTGGCGAATATATATTGTATCTTATGCACTCCAGCATGGATGCTCCAGTTAAGATAATAAAGCTTAATAAGGTACGTAAAAACAGCATTGAATGGTTTTCACTTAATGACGTATACATGCCTTATCAGAGTGAAGATAATGATGCCGGGGGAAGCTGGTATTTATGCTATTTTCAATCTGAACTTCCAAAAGGAAGTCAGGCTATTAGAAAAGACAAAGACTGGTCTAAAGAGCCTTGTAGTTCATGCTCACGCAGAGAATACCTGGCCTGGATGGCTTGGTCAAAGTATATAGAAGTGCATCCATTTTTTGTAAATGAGGAGCTGGTATGCTCTGATACTTCAAGTGGTGACTTTAATAGCGATTTTAGCAGCGATTTTAACACCTCCTACGAAAAAGACTCTTTTCATTTATGGGATGTTGAAAATAATCAATATACCTATGATAACAACTACGGCTTAAATCTTGAGTTAACTATAAGCTGTGATATTACAGATTTTATAATTGAGCAGCGAATGTTATTTCAGGATGTTATAGCGAAACAAGTAGCGGTAGATATGCTTCGTGAATTTGCCTATAACGCCAATGTTCGTACGAACAGGCATTCTATAAATGCGTCTAGACTTGATATATTGTACGAGGTTGACGGTGATTCTTCGTCTATGAAAAAATCAGGTCTTAACTATCAGCTTGACATGGCATTTAAGGCAATTAAGCTTAGTACTGAGGGCCTAGATAGGGTCTGTCTTCCTTGCAGAAATAATGGTATAAAATATAGAACAGTATAATATGGCTGTAAAAAGGTATAATGCAACACTTCGTAATCTTGAATACAGACTAAGAGCATTCAAGGATAACTTACCTATGCTATTAGAGGACATTGTTCGTGATAAAGAGGACGTGATAGTATCCGCGATAGCGGATGACCAGTTGTATCGTAGAGGTATCAATGGCCGAGGTGAAAAGATAATGGAGTACATGCCATATAAGCCTAAAACTATACAGATAAAAAAGAAAAAAGGTCAACCCACAACTAGAGTTACACTACGAGATACCGGAGCTTTTCATGAATCTATGTATGTTGTGTTTGACGCAGAGGGATTTTATATAACAGCAAGTGACGATAAAACTCAAGACCTTATTAGTAAGTATGGAGAAGAGATATTCAGGTTAACTGATAAAAACTTTACAAGAATAGTTCGCTTACATTTAAGAAAAGAGCTTGTTAAACGGTTAAAAAGGGCCATAAAGCGATGAAAGAAAATTCTGTACAAATAGTGTATAAAGATAATCCTGTACTACTTGATAAGATATTGCAGGATATGCAGAAGTCGCTTATGAAAAAACTTAAGTGGCTTAATTACGCATTTGGAAGGGCATACAAGCTTGTAGAGCATAGACCAGATGGTAATAAATTTATACACCCAGCTATATATAATGGTAATAGCGAGTATGTTTCACTGCTGCCAAACGATAATTTTGGTAATTTCTCATGGTTTGATATATATGACCCACAAAAAATTACCCAGGTTGTGCAGTCCTTACCTCAGTATACATTTAGCGGTGCAATTATATTCTGGTACGATATAAGTAGTATTTATGAAGACGAAACTGTATTACATACAGAAGAAGTAAAAGATGAAATAATACGCGTCTTAACAACACCGGGTCTTATTACTACGACAGGTAAACTTATTATTGACGCTATATATGAGCGTTTTGAAAACATATATAAAGGCTACTCTGTAGAAAAAATATATAATAATTACACATATAAGGGAGAGGGTATACAAGATATTGATAAGCAATTCTTTATGTACCCATATGCTGGAATTAGAATCGAGTTCACTTTAACAACAAGAGAGTTATGTCAACGATATATTTTATAATAATGGCTTCCGCGCTGACTTGCATATCACTTACAGCAGCATTTATTATTTTATTAATAGGTAAATTAGGCGTGCGTGATAATATAGTCGAGGAGGCGCCGCCACTTATTTCTAAATTATTTGACTGCGATTTTTGCCTAAGTTTTTGGACGTCGGTCATTCTCGCTATTATTCTCGCTATTATATTTAATGAGCCTAGTATTCTATTCATCCCAATAATATCAACGCCTATAACACGAATTTTGCTATGAAAAGCCTACTTATAAATAATAAGGTTATACGGGTTTATGATAGTATAGACGAAATGCCTATTATAAACTTCCAAAAATACAATAAGTATTTACTTATTGATTCTGGTATCGGGTCCGATGCCGATGACATTGATGCTCATATAACTCGTATCGCTAAGTTCATTAATAGCAATAATAAAAAAAATGCGCTGCTTGAATTACAGAATATGAGGCAGAGTATGTACATGGTGAACAATGAAATTTCTCCGAAATACTTAGCCTTTGCCGCTCTTGTTCATAGTATAGACGGTGAGGAAGCCAAGGACCTATCAGATGATGGGCTTAAAAATATGCTTGAAAGGCTCAAAGAAATTAAGCACTCAAGAATTATAGACTTTTTAGCATGGCTTAAAAAAAAAGTAGCGGCGGAGCTCGAAACATACTTTCCTGGAGACTTCGTAAGCCCAAAGGAAAAGGACGTGTATGACAAGCTTAAGCAAAGAACGCTCCTGGTATTGGACACTATTATAAATAATACTAATAATAAGGAGCAAATAGAATCTATAGACACTTTAATGCTTGGCATGTACAGCCCAAAATCCTATACCGGGAGTGAATCCGTAGAGGTAAAGTATGATAAGTATTTTGAGAACGCGTGCTTTTTTATAGCGCAAAAAACAGGTATGGACGCGAGGAAAATGACCGTGTTCCAATTTTATAATGCTGTTGATAATATAAAAAAGCTGGTAGAAGCAGAAAATAAAAGCATTAATAGACATAAAAGCAGGTAGTTATGGCAGAGGAAGATAAGATAAAATATAGCGACATCATACAGCCGGATGATTCGATTGAGAAGCTCGTAACACAAATGGGCGAGCTTAACAAGTCGTATGAAGAAATGGTAAAAGCCATTAGCTCCGGTGCAGAAAAAATTGTAAAGTCTATTAAATCTGCAAGTGGCGCTACAACTGATGGCAGAAAAGCAATAGATGAAGCGGCTATAGCCGCCTCAAGGCTTGAAAAGGCACATACAGAGCTCAGTATAGCGTTATCCGATACAGGTAAACAGATTGCGTGGCTTAAAGCGCAAACAGCAGATGCAAATAAGGCTACTGTAGAACAGCAGCGTTATTTGCAGCAAGCAGTAACTTCTTATGATAGACTTAAGTCAGACTTAAAAGAAGCCGTGTCATCGTATAAGGCCCTTACAGACGAAGAAAGGGCCAATAGCCAGACTGGACAAAAGCTTTTGAGCGATATTATCAGCCTCAAAGAGCAGATTAAGGCGCTCGATGCGGAGATGAAGCCTCATATTCATACTTTAACTGAGGTACAGAAAGCGGAGCAAAAATTAGCTTACTCGCAATCTGAAGAGGGACAGAAATTACTCGAGCTGAAAGCTAAAATTGCCGAAGTAAATAAGGCTACTGCAGAACAGCAGCGCTATCTCAAGCAGGCGTCTTCCTCGTATGATAGACTAAAATCTGATTTGGAGCGAGCCGTTGAACTCTATAAGTCCTTGACTGCGGCCGAGAGAGCGGATAGCGAAATGGGGCAGCAGGTCCTCGCCTATATTCTTAATTTGAAAAATCAGATTAAGGCGCTTGACGCGGAGATGAGCACTCATATGCAAACCCTAACAGAGGTGCAAAAAGCAGAGCAAAAATTAGCCTATTTGCAATCTGAAGAGGGGCAAAAGTTACTCGAGCTGAAAGCTAAAATTGCTGAAGTAACGGCGGCTAGAAGGCAACAGAAAAAGACTACTGACCCTCTAGCGCAAGCACAAGAGAAATTAACATACGCGAGGTCGGAGGAAAACCGGCAATTAAAGCTCTACTCTACTCTGATACAAGAGGCTAATCGTATCGCAAAATTACAAGTAATAATTAATAATTCCGCGGAGGGCTCCTATAATAGGCTTTCGGCGCAGTACGCTTTGAATAAAATAAAGCTTAATCAGATGTCTCAGGCCGAAAGAGAAGCTACGGATAGCGGTAAAAAGCTTGAGGAAGAGACCGCTGCAATATATCAGCGGATGATTAAGCTGCAAGAGGCTACTGGTAATTATACATTATCAGTAGGGCGTTATGAAAAAGCTTGGTTTGGCTTAGGGCTACAAGTATCGCAAGTGGTTCGAGAGCTTCCTGCAATTGCTGTTTCACTCAATACATTCCTCTTAGGTATATCGAACAATGTACCTATGGTTATTGACGAAATTAATAAGCTGCGTGCTCAGAATAAACTTTTGCAGAAAGAAGGCAAAGCTACTGTAAGTGTAACTAAGTCAATGGTAAAGGCCCTCTTCTCTTGGAATACTGCACTGGTAGTAATACTTACAGTGCTTTCAATGTTCGGTAGCCAAATTGTTGATTGGATAGGTAAGCTTTTTAAGGCCAAAAATGCCGCTATTTCTACAAGTGAGGCCCTTAGTAATATAGCTAAAGAGCTAGAAAGCACAAATGCGAGCTACGGTGAGAATATAGTAACGCTTAAACGGTTACAACAGGAGTGGAAAAACCTTAAAACTACAGCGGAGAAAAATCAATGGATTAAAGATAATCAATCAGAATTTAATAAACTCGGCGTCGCTATAGATGGTGTAAATGACGCCGAGAATATATTCAACCAAAATACTACTAATGTTATTAATGCTCTTAAGCTTAGAGCAAAAGCTGCGGCTGCTCAGAAATTAGCTGCAGAAAAATATGAAGAGGCTCTTGTAAATATAAATAAAGCAGAAGCAAAAGGGGTAGGTAAAGTAAATGAAAAAGGCGAATTACAGCTTACTCCAGAGGCGCAAGCAGGTCTTGCTAGAGAAAATCAATTTGCATCATTGGCGGGCCCGTCGTTTAGTCCTCAATATGGCGGCTCCTCAGGGGCGGCTTCAGGTGGCTATAAAACCACGGCGGTTGTTATGCAGGCGCGGGCATTAGTAGAAGAAGCAAATGCTGCGCAAAAAACTGCAGACGCCTATTTTGATTTAGCAGACGGCTACGAAGCGGCCGCCAAAGCGCAGCTTGAAGCTGCTGGAATTGATGAGCCGCGTAAGACAACCAAGGCTAGGACGCGTGAGCCTCGTGAGCCTCGTGACCTTACTAGCGTTATTAACCAGAATAGCATAAAGGCTCAAAAAGAATATGAAGAAAGCGTAACGGCGTTACAGAAAGACGAATTCGCTAAGAGGCGTAAAACTGCTGCTGACGAAGTACAGAATGAGAATAATAAACTCAGAGAGATGCTTCGTAAGAACGATGAGTATGTAAAAAATGTAGATGGCAAATATAAAAAACTTACTGAAGACCAAAAGAAGCAAATAGAGCAGCAGAATACCTGGATAAACGGCACTATAGCGAATAATCTTAAAGCCTTAGCACTTCAATTAGAGCAAATACAGAGGGAGCAAGTTGCGAATTCTCTTAAACTCCAGCGCGAAACTCAGACAGGTGTTGTTAGTCCGGCCCCTATAGCAGAAAATGAGCCTAAGAATACAGAAACAACTGTTACTACAAATGTAACCGTTACTCGAGATGCTTCTCAGATTGAGGCCTCGCTAGTAGAAGAAAGAGAGCTCATGAGGCAAAACCTTGAGGCCGAGTATAAGTTGATACTGGACACTAATGCGAAGTTATTAGAGGCTGGTGACGAGCAGGCACGGTCTGAGGAGGAAATACTTATTGAGTTTAACAAGAAAAAGCTTCAACTCTACGCAGACTACGATAAGCAAATACTTGAGGCCAGAGAGCGTGATATTGAAAATCAGCTTGAACTTGTAAAGAAAAGCACAGAAGAAGAATTGCAATTGCTGTTACAGCAAAATGAAGTACGTAGGCAATTAGCATTGGCAGAGAACGCTGCTAAACCCGCCTCTGAGCAAGTAAGCAGCTCAGTAATAAATGCTAAGTTTGATAAGTCTGCGGCTCAGGTGAAGGGCTCATTTGAAATGACCGGCTTTGAAGAGCAACAAGCGCTTGACGAAGCTGTATTCAATGAGGTTGAGCGCAGTGAAAGAGAAATAACCAGGTTTAAGCTTGAGCTAGAGAAAGCTCGGTGGGAAAAGCAAATACGCTTAGCCGAATCTGGTGGCCTTAATTGGAGCCAGGCGCAAATTGACGCAGCGAAAGCCTCCGTAAAAGGCATTGACCGAGAACTAGAAGACCTTGATGACTTTGTTGGAAACATTGGAAAAAAGGGTCTAGGCACTACTTTGCTTGAAAATTTAGGCTTTAGCGACGACCAAATTGACGCACTGAAAGACGCTACAAATATAGTAGTAGAGCAGCTTAAGTCTATAATGGACGCAGAGATAGAGTTGGCTGAGCAGGCAGTAGAAGCTGCTGAAAAGCGTGTAGAAGCTGCACAAAATGCTTATGACGCTGAAGTTGAGGCCCGTAACAATGGCTATGCTAACAATGTTGCTACCGCTAAAAAAGAATTAGAGCAAGAAAAGAAAAATCAGCAAGAAAAACAGAAACTACTCGCAGAAGCCCAAAAGCGTAAGGAGGCTCTCGATACAATAACTCAGGCCTCATCGTTAATAACGGCGTCCGCTAATTTGTGGGAGTCGTTCTCGAAAATACCTATTGTTGGTCCGGCTCTTGCTGGTGCAGCAATCGCTGCAATGTGGACTTCGTTCGCTGTAGCAAAGGTTAAAGCAAAGCAGGTGACTGCAAGCCAAGAATATGGCGAAGGCGGTCTTGAGTTCCTTGAAGGTGGCTCACATGCCTCTGGTGATGATATAGACTTGGGAGCAAAGAATAGTAAAGGCAAAAAAATGAGGGCTGAGGGCGGCGAGGCTCTTGTAATAATCAATAAGAGGAGAACAAGAAAATATAGGAAAGTACTGCCAGGCATAGTTGACAGTCTAAACAAGGGCATTTTTGAGGATAAGTATATTAACGCGTTCAATAAGACTGGCGACGTAAATATAGCGCTTAACTCGGAAAAAGTCATAGATTTGTCGCAGATAGAGCGCGATGTACGTTGCATCAAAAAACAGAATGAGACAAGGTACTACATGTTGCAAAACGGTATGCTTGTCATGCAAAGTAAAAACGTTAAACGAATTATAAAGAATTAATGATATGACATCACCAAAATATATTTTCTATATTGGCGCCGCAAATAGTGGCCTGTATTTTAATCCAGGTACTGGAATAGATGATAACGGAGAATTTATAAGCGCCGTAGGTAAATACTCTTATGGCCCAGAAGAGTTAGTAGGCAATAAACTTATTTTCATTAATTTAGATTCTACTGAAGATTACTATAATTCAATTCTTTTCTATGATTCCTCTGAAAGTTTTATATCGTATGAACCCATCAAAGGGCCTAGCATCTTTGCTCCTCCTGCAAATGCTAAGTACTATGCCCTAAGATTCACTTCGAGCGATAAAGCCTTTATGTCGAAAAAAGACACTAATTTTGTATATTATGTTCAGCAGGTAAATCCTCACTATAAAGAACTTAGCAAGAAGTATGCCAAGGAAAACGGGCAAGAGTTTTTCCGTATCTCGTTAGAGGGTAAAATAAACCTATTTAATAGAGACTTTGAGCTTGTATACTACTCTAGTGTTGAAGACCAAATGGTGCTCCTTGTAAATAAATATAACAGGGACTCCAGCAAGTGGGAGGAATACTACAAAGGCGAGTTTAATAAAACTGATTGTAAGTTTGATTACGCGAAGGGGTCCTGCGAGCTTAAAACTACAGCACTTGATGATTATAGTAGTATACTTTATAAGTATGAGAATACCTACGATTTGATAAAGCTAGCGCCGCAAATATCAAAGATACACTTATGTAAGCGCCCTTTGATACAGATTTATGTAGCTGGCTCTAACTCTATTACTAATTTCTTCGGTGGCGTTTACTGGGAAGATGATGTAAAGGAGCCAGTAGATTCTATTAGCGACTTACTAACTAAATACCATTTTGCGTATATAAAAACAGGAAATGAATTTTATATAAAGAATGCCGGCATACCCCAAGTTAATGGTGTGTATGCTGGTATGGACGGCGTATTTACTCAAGAGCAGGGCTGTACTTGCTATTTTGGCTCAATCGAGCCCAATGTTGCCACCAATGTGTATATAAAGCGAAATAGTGATGACGTAATTTTATACAAATCAGTAAATCAATATACAGGTAGTGGCGGCTACATAGGGAGAGAAGACGTAGAAATGGTAAATGTTAATGATAGTACAGATAGGTTCTATATAGAAAGCCCGTTTGTATATCGTATTTGCAAGAGGGTGCTGTGCGATGTTGATGAAGTAGAAGTAGATGGAGAGGTAAAAACTACGTCTGATTTGCCCTCCGATGATTTTGTGGTTGACAATAGAAATTATAAAAAGTGTATAGGCCTAGAGGGAGGTTTGTTTTTTTGCACAACCGCTACAGATAGTGAGCCTACAAAGTACGGCATTAATGACTATGGTCAATACTTTACAAATAAGTTCATCCCGAGTACGGCTGGCTTAGGTAGGCCATTGCCTATTAGTAGAAGTTCCTGGGCCAATGCATCATTGTGGTATGTATATGATAATTCTTATGAGGTCTTCGATGAAAAGTTACGAAAAGAGTATACTCTTAAGGATAGTTACAGCATAGCATCTGTAATAAGCGCGTTACTTAAAGAAATAGACCCGACAATTAAGCATCTTTGGAGTTCCGCGTATAGCCGATTTTTATATGATACCAATGTGCCTATGCCGATGGACAGGTTTTATTTATACATAACACAAAAGACCAATGTCCTAAAAGGAGATTACGACCAGCCGGCACAAAAAGCGGAAATATCATTAGAGGCTGTGCTTAAAATGCTCCGTGATTGCTTTAGATGCTATTGGTTCATTGAGGATGGGAAATTTAGAATTGAGCATATAAGCTTCTTTATGAACGGTGGCAACTATTTTAACTATGGGAAGACACAACTTGATTTTACAGAGTTAAAAGACCAGTTTAATAAAAAGCCGTATTCTTATTTCCAATCTGAAATTGAGTTTGATAAGTCTGACCTAAATTCTCGGTATGAGTTCAACTGGATGGACGACGTTACAGACTTATTCGCTGGTTTGACGATAGATATTAAGTCTAATTATATACAGAAGGGAAAAACGGAGGAAATAAATATAAGTAATTTTTCCTCTGATATAGACTATATGCTATTAAACCCGCCCAACTTCTCAGAAGATGGATTCGCCCTACTGTGCCCTGTATATAATGGCGCGTATTTTGAGCTGCCTATAATAAAAACGGAGTTGCTAGATGAAAACGGTGATAGATATAATGCTATAATACAGAACTATTATGCTTCGTGGGCTTATTTGATTAGGTTCTATCTGTATGATATGCCGGCCTCAAGCCTTCACTGTAATGTATTAGGTGATTTATATGCGAATGGCATAAAGCATTGCATGCACAATACAATAGAATTTCCGTCTGAGGAGGACCCTGATAGGGTTGAGCTAATTAAAACACCTATGGGATATGGCAGGGTAGAAGAAATTCTAGTAAATATGCTAACCCGCATCGCAAAAGTTAAACTGTCGTATGCTCCGAAGTAAAATTAGTGAGTTAAATATGTTAATAAATTTTTCCATATTGTATAATTTTTGTATATTTACCGCATGAAATTAGTTAACAATAACATATCACCTTTGCCATTTTACGATGACATTGCTCTACAAAATCATCGTAAAGATTATGCGTTTGGCCAAATCTATCAACTGGTAACGTATAAAAATATGTTATTGCCTTTTCAAGTAGTTTTATCAGGCGGAACGTCGATAGGTGAGGTCAGGCTATATGACTTTAATACCGGAAAGTATATAGGCATAACCAGCAGTATGAAGGAAAATGGCTTGACCCTTACGCAGTTTACAGGTTTTAAGCTATTAAAATACCCTGGTACTTTGCCCATTGTTGAAATAAAGCATGAGGGCCTATATTACTTAACTATTTACATAAATGGCTTAGGTACTATATACTCGGATTTGTTTTCAGTAACTAATAGGGTATCAGACTATTTACTTATAGAATACGGCAATTCATATAATTTTGAGCTCAAGAATGGTATCGTAGATTTCTCTGACAATTTCAAGTTTAAGTGCTACGTAAATGCCCAAATAGGAAAGCCTGAATATGACTTTGAAGAAGAGGTCACTGAGCGAATGGGCTATACTTTCATCGAGAGCCAGGTAAGTAAGAAGATATATAAATTCACTTTTTTAGCCACAGAGTACTTATGTGATGCACTTAGAATTGTAAGACTTTGCGAAAATAAGCAAATTACCAGCAAGTCGCAAGTCTATGATTTGACCACATTTAATATGGAGCCTGAATGGGAAGACCAAGGAGATTTAGCTTCTGTGGAATGCGAATTTGAGACTGATACGGTTATTGCAAACCTAGGCGGATATGTGCCTAAATTAGCAGGCGGCGATTTTGGCGCCGATTACAGTAACGATTATGAAAATCAATAAGATATGGCAAAATGGGCTATCCTAAAGGCAGCAATAGCCGACGTTATAAAAGCTAATGGCAATCGAGAGATAACAGGGCCGTTACTTCAAAATGTACTTAATAATATCGTAAGCTCTATTGGAGAAAATGCTACTTTTATAGGGCTAGCGACGCCTAGCACTAGCCCCGGCGCACCTGATGGTCCATGCTTCTACATGGCGAATCTACCTGGCGTGTACCCTAATTTTAACGGGCTGGAAGTTAGCAATAGTGAACTAGCCGCTCTATGCTGGAACGGGAGTGCTTGGGCTAAGATTACAGTATTTAATAACGGGTTCATAGAGTACGCTTCATTTACCGGTAAAGTACCTTCGCTTAGCATTACGGGTAGAACGTTTACTATACCGAGTAATTCTTTTATCAGTTCCCGCGGCATGTACGTGACTATAACCAATGATATTGTGGTAGGTACAACTGACACGTGGGGCACGCATTTCATAATACTCGACGCAGATACGCAAAGCGCCAGAGTCAGACGGTCAAGCGAGGCACTAAATTTAGGGCCGCGGGAGCTATTAGTTGCGCTTGTTAAGTGGGACACTTGCGTATTGCAGGCTAATTTCGTAGACTACTATATTGATAACGCGAGAGTAGCTTTTAAGCCACGCGCAAAGAGTATATACTTCAGTGACTACATTACGCTGGTGTATAATAAAAGTACATTTCCGGCGCTTAACACCTCGGAATACTCGCTCACTTTCAAAAAGGGCTCTCTATTCTTCGGCAACGGGCTTAGTATTAGCCTTGATGCTGACGTGGTGGTAAGCCGGCCAGATGGCTATGGTACACACTACATAATCATAAATACCAATAAGGAGATAAAGGCAATATGGGACGCGAATGATAGCGGCAAAGGCCTCAGTGTAGATGAGGCTGTTATCTGCTGCGTAAAATGGAGCACCGGCATAGTTCAAGCAAATATATTTAGCTACTATAAAGACGGAGAACTTATTAATTTTAAGCCGCTTAATAATACAAGCGTGAGTGCTAGCGCGCCAAAAATATATAACAATCGCTTAGACCTACAGAGAGCGCAATTGCGCGTACTGGACATAGGTAATAGTTACACAAATGACTGCGTACATTATCTTCATAATTTAATAGGAGCCGCTGGCCTTGACGTGTCAGATATGTGCCTCTATAAAGCTACTCGCGCTTCTGGGTCTTTCAAGACGTGGACCGACACTTACTACGATAGGGACACGCAAGACTACTCTATAGACAAGGTGTGCGGTGGCATCAATGCTAATATAACTGGCACGCACGGGCCTAATGACGGGTCCCTGTTCAGAAGTGCTATTAGAGATAATGAATGGGACCTTATATTAATTCATCAGGTGTCTCAGTACGCGCCATATTATGAAGACTGGTCTGGTAGCGGCAGCGGCGGCTATTTGAACGATTTGATACGTATTATACGTCTAAACCAGCCAAAGGCCACAATAGGCTTTTTGCTAGTACATTCATATTGGAGCGGTTACTCGGGCAATACAGAGAAATCGTCACTTGAGAGATGGAAACTAATTACTGAATCAGCTAAAAAATTAAGAGCAGACTATGACATAGATTTTATTATTCCCTATGGAACTGCCATACAGAATCTGAGGGCGAGTTCCTTAAATAATGAGTACGACTTAACAGAGGACGGTACGCATAATGCAAATGGGCTAGCAGACTATACAGCTGCGTGCGCGTATTTCCAATCAGTGTTTGCGCCTAGATATGGCGTTAGCGTTGTAGGCAATACTGCCCGCGTAACAGTAAGTCAAACCGGGCAATACCCAAGTAGCAGTATAAGTGTCACAGATGAAAACGCGGCAATCGCTCAGAAAGCAGCGTTTCTAGCAACGTGCGACTGGTATAGTTGTGTAAACCCAGAGGTTATAGAAATCTAACGCAATAAATAAAAATAACATGGCAAATTGGGAAAATTTAATACAGGAAGTTTCCGACGTTATTAAGCCGAATAATAGTCAGGCAATAACTGGGCAGGTACTCCAGAATTCTCTTATAAACATTATAGAAAAACTTGGCGAAGGCGCAACGTTTAGAGGCCTTGCTAATGAAGTTACAAATCCAGCAGATAAACATTTTGACGGGCCTAGTTTTTACATATTCAAAAATAGTAGAGACAGTAGTGTTACTTTAGCAAATTTTAGCCGTGTGCTTATTGACGCGTATGCTATATCTATTTTAATTAGCGAAGATGGCACTACGTGGGAAAGCATAGAATTTGCTAAAATTAGTAATTCTACTGTAGCTAATTCTAACGTATTAAATTCTAACATATTAAATCTTTGGGCGGGTCTTAATGACCAATTAAGCGTAAAAAAAGATGGTACCAATAAAGATATAATTGAAATTGGCACTGGAAGCATTATTGTTAAAGATGTTGCCTATGATTACGTAGACGCAATACTTATTGACCCCCGTAGAAGAAAAATATCAATAGGTACGCAAACTGGTGGTGAAGCGTTATATATTGGTACAGATAAAGTAACTATTGGCCAAATTAACTCCTACAACTCTAATAATCCCTTTATAAGTGTTGGTACTGCGGGATTCAAATTAGCTTTTGGCACATTAGGAAGCGCTGAAATTACTACAAACAGCATACGCACTTATATCGGAACAGACCCAAATACTAGTAACATTAAAATAGGTGGTACTTTTAGTTCTTATGGTAATGTAGTTATTAATAGAAGTTCATCCCTAGATATTGGTGTTGATGCTGTAGTCCAAATACGTAGCGGCGTTGCTATAGGCACCGGCGTAGCCCCTAGCCAGTTTGAAAATGACGGTACCGTATATTTGGGCCCAAGCGCAAAAATAGGAACGGGTATAGCTATGTATGTGCAAATGGACAGCCTTATTATTAAGGATTTGATTAATGGTAAAACCGCGCAATTTCATCTTAGTTAGTTATGAACAAAGTAAGTATTGTAATAACTGCATATAACGTAGCGCCCTATATACGCGAATGCTTGGAAAGTGTTTTCGCTCAGACGACGCCATGCGATGTAATAGTCGTTGACGATAAATCCACAGATGACACGCTGTCGGTAATAAAAAGCGTTGAAGTAAGTGATAATTTTTCACTTCGCGTCATTGAGAACAAAGAAAACGTAGGCGCTGGGTATTCGAGGTTTATTGGGCTCTCTGAATGCAAGACAGAATACGTTATACTGCTTGATGGCGATGATTATTATGCCAATTGCCATTTCATACAGGACCTCTTACAAAAAGCAGAAGAGACCGACGCCGATATTGTTAGTGGCGGCATAACCATTAAAAGAGAGGACGGCTCATGGGATGCTACCGGCTACGGGGAAGGTGTATATACAAGTGCACTCGATAAAGTGGCTAAATTTTGGGGGGCCCGTACTGTATTCATGGTAAATAAGCTAATACGGAAAAAATTACATGACAAAGTGCCCTATAGCAAGAGAAGATACATAGAGGACACTCCTGTAATAATACCTCAATTGTGGTATGCTAACAAGGTTGCGTACTGCGATAATGCGGGGTATGTTTACAGAATGAGAAATTCTTCTCTTACACACACGACCGATACGGTAAAGGACATTATCTATAAAGGCCTTTGTTGGGTAGAGCTGCTCGAGTTCTTTAGCAACAACGATAAGGAGTTGTTAAATGCTATTAACCTAAAGTATTATATTAGAAATATAATATCCGCGCTTAATAGCATAAAACTAACAGAGGAGATGATTAAGCCGTATGAAAAAGACTGGTCTGAGTTCTCTATGAAGCTGTTTAACGTCATGAAAATAAACAGCATAGACGTAGTAGGCAATAAGGCACAATAACCTAATAACTGTATAATATTCTTGCAAGATATTATAGTCAACTCAATGTTTAATCCTTAAAGAGTTTTTCAATTATGGAAACCGAAAAAATTTATTGTTGTGACAGAGGTGACAATGACAATGCACTAGCAGCCGCCATTCTGGCAAACGGTAATAACCGCAGAGACGATTGGGGTCCTATGGCAGCCATGATGAACAACAACTGGATGAACAATCCTTTTGCGTACCTCATGTTCCTTGCGCTGTTCCGCAACGGCTTTGGCGGATGGGGCAACGAAGATGGCTGCGGGCACGCCACTCAGGGCATTGAAACGCAGGCTCAGCTCAATGCCATCCGCACTCAGTTGCAGGATAATCAGAATGCCGATTGTATCAAGTCCGCTATCCAGGGCAATGCCTTTGCCATCAGCCAGCTTGCGCAGAACCTTAATATCGACTTCAACACTCTCCAGAAGTGCTGCTGCGATGTTCAGGCCGCCATTCAGCAAGTTGCCGGTCAGGTTGGCTTCTCTACTGAGCGTGTTATCAACGCGGTTAACCTTGGTGACTGCAATGTTATTCAGGCGCTTCAGAACTGCTGCTGCCAGACCCAGCGCCAGATTGCCGATTTCCGTGCTGACATTCAGCTCCAGAACTGCAAAGACACTTGTGAACTCCGCAACGGTCAGCGCGACATTAGCGCTATCGTCGCCCAGGGCTTCTCGCAGGTGGGCTATGAAACTCAAAAGCAGACTTGCGACATTATCAACAATGCGAACGCCAACACGCAGCGTATTCTTGATACTCTGAACAACCACTGGAAAGACGAGCAGGCACTGCAAATCCAGGACCTCAAATTCCAGTTGTCTCAGGAGCGCCAGAACAATCTGTTGTTGAACCGCCTCGGTGGTAATGGATGCAGCTGTGGCAACAGCTGTGGATGCGGTTGCGGCCAGTAATGTTTAACCATTAAACTATAAGATTATGGTTACTTTATCGCCGGTAGGCTTAGCCGCTGCTCCTGTGACAAATCAAGCCGCGTTCTTGGCCACATTCAAGGAGAAACTGTGCCGCTGCGTTTGCGCAACTTCTACCAATCAACCATTCGCGACTGTTACTTATAGGAATGAGACACCTGTTCTTAATGGAACGACGGTATTCGTGCCTATTGTAGCAACCATTACAATTACCACGCCTAACGCCTGTAAATGCCAAGCTGAGACGCAGGTAATTAATGAACGCTTCATGGTCGCATTCCAAGGTAGAACGACACTTCCTGCGTCCGTCACTATTGCTCAGCTTGGAATGATGCAGGGCTTGATTAAAATAGTATGCGGTAAATCCAATTGCTATGCAATCAATAGTTCACTGACTGTAACTATTCCAGCTGCATAAATAATTAGAGAGCGCCTGAGGGGCGGCAAAGAGGGAATGTTATAACCCCTCAGGCGCGCTCTTTTTGTATTTACACAACTTAAAAAATTAAAGCTATGCTATTCAAAGATATTAAGCAAAATTATCCTGTATACATTCTCAATAAACAGGATTTGAGCCTGACACAGGGCAAAGCCGTTCAGGTGCCGTTTCCTCGCATGGAAATGAACCAAAAAACCGGTAAGACTGAGATGGTGATTGATATTACCATTGAGGCAAATGGGAAAACTGCAACCTATGTAATCCCAGAAAACCTGTCCGTAACTTACTCTGGCAGCCTTATCCTGTCAACTGACAAGATGAGTTTGGCGAGTGAAATTGAGGCTATGAAGAACACAGCCGAGCAGATATTAGCCTCTGTAGACCACCAAAGAGATGTACTTGAGAAATCGTCCTCTTTGCTCGCTGAGCTCAATCCGGTATATAAAGAGAAACAGGAGACCGAGAAGCGCTTTAGTGCCATTGAGGAGACTGTAACTGGCGTAAAGGGGTCGGTAGACGAGCTGAAGAAAATGATGTCTGACTTCATAAAGAAAATGAGCTAATATGAGACCTAGATTAAAATATATTATAGTAAAGCACCATTCATGCGACTACAATGATAAGGAGCATGAAGATGAAGAAGTGGTAGTAGAAAGCAGAATAGCTACTCCACATGGTGAGCATAAGGTTAAATTTGATTTGCCTTATGAGCAAACAGCTAATGCTCTTATGTCTGCAAAAGGATATTCAGAGTATGTTAAAAAGCATGGCTACCATTTTACAGACGCACTTGCAGAGCATGTGAGCGGGATGATGGTAAATGCAAATGGCCAAAGCCATTCATGGACAACTTCTCAAGTCAAGAAGTCCATGGAAAGCCTTGGTCTTACAATTCCTAGTCATGTAACGCATGGAGACGCGGCATATCTCGCTAATATGTATTATGCAGACCTCTACCCAGACCCTCTTAAAGATGAAGCATCGTGCCTCAGAGCCGCTTATAAAATAGCTAACGACCCGGATGGCTATGAAGGCCTGATATTCTGCAGATGGACTGCTGATGCTATTGGTAAAGCCGTAAGTATTAACTGGGAAAAATTTATATAGTATGCTAGAGTTAATTGAGGCCAAAAACTTTGATGGGCTGATATTTTTCATAGTTATTAGAGTTGGGATTATTTTAGTTTGTTGGCTTTTCATGATACTTAGTAGCATAGTTGACTTTTGGAGTGGCACAACTACAGCAAAAGCATTAGGTCAAACGCTTATGTCGCACGGATTTCGCCGAACAGTTATAAAAATCGGCGACTATGTAAAGCTTATGCTTTTTGCACTTATGTTTGATATACTTGGAAGTCTTCTATCATTCTATATAATCCCATTTGCAACAATACTGTGCACAATTGCAATTATGTATATTGAGGGTAAATCCGTTATAGAAAACAGTAGACGCAAAAAAGCTCACGCGGCAGAAGTGCCTGATATAGTTAAACAGATTGTGCAAGCTACTACTACTGAACAAGGCAATGAGATATTAGACAAAATAAGCAAGTTATTAGCGCTGAATGAGAAAGATAAATAAAATCATAGTACACTGCTCAGCCACTAAAGAAGGGCAAGATATTAAAACAGAGACAATACGAGATTGGCATGTAAATGGTAACCACTGGAAAGATATTGGTTATCACTACATTGTAGAACTTGATGGCTCTGTTCATAAAGGCAGAGATGAAAGTATAATTGGTGCGCATTGCTCAGGCCATAATGCCGATTCAATTGGTGTGTGCTATGTGGGTGGAGTGGCCAAAGATGGTAAAACACCAAAAGATACGCGCACTGAGGCTCAAAAGCAATCTTTGCTCAAACTGCTCAAAGAACTTAAAGCAAAATATCCAAATGCGACCATACACGGACACAGAGAGTTTGCCGCAAAAGCCTGCCCCAGCTTTGACGCAAAGTATGAGTATAAAGACCTCTAAAACTGATTAAAGCCATTCTCGCATATAAGAAATTATTCCGAGAATGGTTTTACTATAAAGTATGAGTAAACCTAAATAGTAATAATAACTTATAGCGAAAACGCGCGAGAATAATTAAAGCATGAAAAAGATAATCATAAAAATAGCTATAGCTGCTGTTGCTATACTAGCATTATTGTTAGCATCCCATAAAATACGTACACTAAAAGAGGATAATGAAAGACTTTTAAGCAACCAGGAAATTTTGCTAACGCAGAAACAAACCATAATGGCGGAAAGCCAAGCATATAAAGTGTCTGACAGCCTTAACGCCGCTAAAGTATCTGGGCTTCAGTTTACTCTTAATGAGTACAAAAAATATAGAGCCCAGGACTTTCAACTCATAGAACAACTCAAAGTTAAAAAGTCTGACTTGCAAAAAGTCATTGATTCGCAAATAGAAACTATAAATAGCCTTTCTGCTAAGCTCGATGATTCTATAAGAATTGATACCATAACTAATATAGCTGACACACTAAAATGCTTTAATTACAAGTCAAAATGGACAGACGTTTCCGGGTGTATAGACCTAAAACGTGAAAACATAAATATACAAATCAAAAATAGAGAGTCGCTTAAGATAGTAGAAACCGTAGTGTATAAGCGCTTTTTAGGGTTCTTATGGAAAACCAATAAAGTAAAAGGTAGGCAAGTAGATGTTATAAGCGAAAATCCTAATACCACAATAACTAATTTAGATTATGTTAGCGTAAAGCAGTAAACAATGTAAACAATGTAAACAATTCATTGTTTACACAAAAATGGTTGAAAATCAATCACTTATATAAGCCGTAAACAAAGAAACAATAAATCTATTAAATCTCTCTAATAACGCCTAATTACTAATTTTATGTTAATAAAATTTTAATAAATTAAATTAGGAATATAATAGCAATTGTTTCTATTGTTTCTTTGTTTACAATTTGCTAAAAATTGCAAGCTGCGTTAAAAAAATAAAAAATCAGAAAAAATGTATAAAAAAATTTTTTTCTTTTATAAAAAGTTTTTATCTTTGCCTTAGAAAATAAAACAATAAAATTAACCAGATATATGGAACAGTTCAATATCAAAAATGTGATTGAGTACTACAAGCTGAATACAGAAGATTTAGCAAAGGTACTATTTCCTGCCATTAAATATCCAAAGCAGGCACTTGATAGAGTACTGAAAGGCGAAGGTACTCTGGACATTACGCAGGTTGAAAAATTGGCCAACTATATTGGCGTGTTAGTAACTGATTTGTTCTCAGCAAATACCTGGAAAGGCTCTGCTGAAGATGGGTGCCTTACTTTACTGAAAGGCCAGTATAAAGCCAAGCTTAATTATAATGGCGTGTACTTATCTATATATAAAGATAATGTACTAATCGAGCAGAAAATATCAAATATACCTAGCATGACAATTCAAGAGTTTATTAACTTTTTAGATAACTTAATTAAAAATTATGAAAATGGAAGCCATTAAAATTTCCGTAGAGGTTAGCGTAAACCTGTCAGAAAATACGCAGAACTTCATCAAGTCGCTGTTTGGCGGCACAATAGCGGCAGTAGCAACGCAGACCCAAAAATCCACTCCCGAGGCACCTGCCGCATCCGCTAAACCGGCTTCTCAGCCAGTCACCGCGGTCACTCCTGACGCTGAAGCACCTGCCGCTGAAGCACCTGCCGCTGAAGCACCTGCCGCTGAAGCACCTGCCGCTGAAGCACCTGCTGCTGAAGCACCTGCCGCTGCTTCTAAAAGCATAGAAGACGTGCGCAAGATGCTTGTCCAAAAAGTAGACGCACATCGTGACGCCATTAAGCAGAAACTCAATGAGTTGGGTGCACCAAGCGTAACAAAACTCGACCCGTCTAAATATGACGATATGTATAATTTCCTTAATTCACTTTAGTAACATGGCTAATGAAAAGAAGCTGCGAGAAGCAGCAATCAAGTTCCGCAAGGAAAACCAGAGACAGCACAGTTTGTATTCAATACTGCTTTCAAGAATGGCCAAATTTATCACAAAGTCTGGAGCGCCTGAGGTAACTGTAGGCGTAGAATATGATGGGTATTATGAGTTTGCAAACGACTAGTACTAAGTTACAGGGGCATAGCCAAAGAGACCACGCGCTACTGTCCGCGTCAGGTGCGTCAAGATGGCTTAATTGCACTCCGTCGGCGAGGCTTGAAGATGAGCATGGAGAAAAGAAAGGTTCTGTATATGCTCAAGAAGGCACGCTGGCGCATGAACTCGCCGAGCTTTATATCAAGCGTGACACTCTGCTTGTTATTAGCGAGCAGGAGTTCAATCAGCGACTTGAAGAAATTATGGCAAATGAGCTGTTTAATGAGGAAATGCTTGACGTAGTTCCAACTTATACAGATTACTGCGCTGCTCAATTAGTAGAAGCTAAAACAGTAAATCCATTAGCCGTAATGGAGATTGAGCAGAAGCTCGATTTGACAGATTTTGTGCCTGAGAGTTTCGGGACAGCGGATTGCGTTATAATCAATGACAACCTTATGGAAGTCATTGACTTAAAGTACGGAAAAGGAGTTCCTGTGTATGCCGAATGGAATAAGCAACTTATGCTTTATGGCCTTGGGGCGCTGCAGAAATATGATACTATGTATGATATATCTGAGGTACGATTGACAATTGTACAGCCGCGTATCAACAATATATCTTCATGGCAAATATCTGTAGAAGAGCTTCGCAAATGGGCCGAAGAAGAGCTCAAGCCAAAAGCAGAACTTGCTTTCGAAGGCAAAGGTGAACTCAATGCTGGAGAGTGGTGCCGATTTTGTGCTGTCCGTAATCAATGTAGAAAGTTGTATGAGCAGCAGCTTGAAATAGCCAAGTATGAATTCGCGGAGCCGCCACTTCTTACAGATGACGAGATTGTGGATATTATACGCCGAGCTCCAAGGCTTATTGAGTGGACTAACTCTATTACAGAGTATGCGCAGTCGAAAGCCATTACAGAAGATAAGCAATGGCCCGGCCTTAAACTTGTAGAAGGCGTAAGTAGGCGCAAATGGGTTGACGAGGACAAAGCTTCAAGCGCCATATTTGCGCGGTGCCCAGAGCTAACAGAGGACGATATATTTAGCATGAAGCTCAAGCCAATTACTTCCATTGAGAAGGTGGTAGGCAAAACGCGTTTCTCTAAGCTGCTTTCGGACGTGGTAATAAAACCACAAGGTAAACCTACTCTTGTACCACTTGAAGACAAGAGGCCCGCGATGGGGTACAGCCAAGCAAAAATAGACTTCAAAGAATAATAACTCAAGTATAACGATTAAAAATTTACAAAAATGAGTAACCAAGTAAATTCAACAAAAGTTGTAACCGGCAAAGTAAGATTTTGCTATGTGAACGTGTTTGAGCCCACAGCAATGAATGAGGGCGAAACTCCTAAGTACAACGTTTGCATCCTTATCAGTAAGAACGATAAGGCCACCATCGACAAAATCAAAAATGCGATTGCTGCCGCAAAAGAAGCAGGAAAGGCTAAACTCGCTAATAAGAACGGTCAGCTTCCTGCAGACGCGGCTCTTAAGCTCCCACTTCGTGATGGCGATGTAGAGCGCGCGGATGACCCGGTTTTTGAAAACTGCTACTTCATCAATGCTAACTCCAACAGAAAGCCTAGCATTGTTGACCGCGACCTTAATCCTATTATGGAAAAAAGTGAGTTTTACAGTGGCTGCTATGGCCGTGCGTCGATTAACTTCTACGCCTTTAATGTTTCGTCCAAAGGTATTGCGGCAGGACTTAACAATCTTCAAAAGCTCGAAGATGGTGAGATGCTGGCCGGTGGCTCAACTGCTGAAGAGGACTTTGGAGGCGAAAATGCTTTCAATGATGAGCTGATGTAATTTTCCTCTCTGCCTCAGCAAGTATAGTAGTTTAATGGTAAAACCACAGAGCGCCATTGGTTTGTGTGCCTGTTATGCGGGTTCGAGTCCCGCCTATACTCCTATTTGTAATATAAATTTTATAGGCGTATGCTATCATATAAAAATTTGGTTAACAGCATTTTAAGTCAGAATGACTTACGAGAAAATAGAACTGGAGTAGACGCTATTAGCGTCTTTGGCCGGTCATTAAGGCATGATATGAGATTGGGTCTACCTATTCTCACTACTAAAAAAATTAATACGAAAGCCTGCATTCATGAGTTATTATGGTTTATAAACGGCGGCACAAATATAAAGTACCTTAATGACAATGGCGTGCATATTTGGGATGCCTGGGCAGATAGCAACGGAGAGCTTGGCCCTATTTATGGAAAGCAGTGGCGCAATTCAGGACCTAAAGGTATTGACCAGGTAAAAAATGTAATTAACCTAATAAATACGTGTCCCTATTCTCGCCGTATTATAATAGACGCCTGGAATCCGTCGGATATTAAAGATATGGCTCTTCCGCCATGTCACGTGCTATATCAATTTTACGCAGAGCCAGTCACAAGGCACTTAAGCCTTTGCGTTTATATGCGCTCGGCAGATATTTTTCTTGGTGCGCCTTTTGATATAGCGGAAGGCGGTATATTTCTTAGCCTTATCGCTGAGGTAACAGGGTATACACCAAAGGACCTTATTTATTATTTCGGCGACGCCCATATATATGCTAATCATTTAGAGCAAATACAGCTACAAATAAAAAGGCCTTGCTTTGAGCTGCCTAGGCTTGAGCTTAATCATAAAAGCGATATATTTGACTATAAATATGAGGACTTTAATATAGTAGGTTATAAATGCCATAGCGCAATAAAAGGTACGGTAGCTGTATGAATAAATTGTATATTGATATTGAGACGTATTCATCTGTAGATATTTGTGAATCTGGCGCCTATAAGTACATTGAATCTGGCGATTTTGAAGTACTATTAATAGGGTATGCCTTTAACGATGGCCCTGTTAAAGTGCTAGACTTATGCCAAGGAGAGACTATGCCAGAAGATTTAGAATTGGCCCTGCTAAGTCCAGAGTATATTAAAGTTGCGCATAACGCTGTATTTGAGCGCCTTAGTTTTAGGAGGTTAGGCTATACAATTCCGATTGAACAATGGTATTGCACTTTAGTTAAGTCAGCGTATTGCGGTTTACCTTTATCTTTGGACCAAGTCTCTAAAGTACTTAATTTAGAGAATAAAAAGCTCGACACAGGAAAAGCTCTTATTAAATACTTTTCGAGCCCGTGTAAGCCGACACGGGTTAATGGAATGCGTACTAGAAATTACCCTGAGCATGCACCAGAGAAGTGGGAACTCTATAAAGAGTACAATAAATATGACGTATTAGCCGAGCGAGAGATATTTAAGCGATTAGAGGCATATGATATGCCAAAGGCAGAGTGGACCCTTTATAAAGTAGACCAAGAGATAAATGACCGTGGTATTATGGTTGATTTAGAGCTAGCAAACTCGGCTGTTGTTGTTAACAATACATACTCTAATAAGCTAATAGAAGAAGTAAAAGCTTTAACGGGCATTGCAAATCCAAATTCTACAGTACAGATAAAGAATTGGATTCAAAAACAAACAGGCCTAGTCGTTGATTCTCTAAATAAAGCGGCCATACAAAAAGTATATGCTACGTTTGAAAAATACCCAAAAGTAATAAGGCTACTTGATTTAAGGGCTAGGCTAGCTAAGACCTCTATTAAGAAATACTATGCTATGCTCAATTGCGCGATGAAAGATAATAGAGTGCGAGGCACCTTTCAATTTTATGGCGCGAATCGTACAGGCCGATGGGCGGGCAGATTAATACAGTTACAAAATTTATCAAAAAACCATACGCCTGCTATAGAGATGCCGCGTGAAATTATACGGGCACGCGATATTGATACGGTAGAATTATTATACGACGACGTTGCTGATATTTTATCTCAACTAGTAAGAACTGCTTTTATTGCACAAAAAGGAAAATTATTTGCGGTAGCAGACTTTTCGGCGATAGAAGCTAGAGTTATATCTTGGCTTTCTGGTGAAGAGTGGCGTATGGATGTATTTAGAGGTGACGGTAAAATTTATGAAGCTACAGGCTCTAAGATGTTTAATGTGCCAGTGTCTGCCATAACTAAGGGCTCGGAGCTTAGGCAAAAGTCAAAAATATCTGAGCTCGCTTTGGGCTACGGCGGTTCTATTGGTGCGCTGCAGCGTATGGGCGGTGAACGTATGGGCCTGTCTAATACAGAAATGATAAGCCTTGTTCACAAATGGCGAAATAGCAATCCAAAAATAGTAGAGTATTGGCATAAGTTAGAAGCTGCCGCAAAGGAAGCAATCAAGTATAAAAAGCGAGTAATGGCTAATAATAAGATAGCATTTGATGCAGACGCTAATTACCTTATGATGGTTTTACCTAGTGGCCGTAAGCTATTTTATAGAAACCCCATAATAAAAAAGGCGCCCGACAAAACTAGTCCCTCTATATTTTATGAAGGTCTTATACAGACTACAAAGCAGTGGGGCATAATAGATACTTATGGCGGGAGCCTAGCTGAAAATAGCTGTCAGGCTGTTGCTAGAGACCTTTTGGGTGTTGCTATGATTAACTTAGCAAAAGCAGGTTATAATATAGTAGCTCATGTGCATGACGAAGTTATAGTGGAAGTTCCACAAGAAAATGCGCAGCAGCATTATGAAAATATAATTAAGCTAATGACGCAGACGCCTGACTGGGCCTTAGATTTACCACTAAAAGCTGACGGATATATAACGCCTTTTTATCAAAAATAATACTATGCAAGTAGGTAAATTAGAATACGATATAAATCTCAATATAGCTATTGGGCTGAGCGCCGCAAGTAAAGTTTGGAAAAATACCAAAATTGCTTGGAGCGCCTTGGTTCAAAAGCTGTCCGCGCCAGTTGTAACTACAGAAACGTATAGGCAATTTATACAGGCTACAAAAGATGAACAAAGTAAAATAAAAGATGTCGGCGGATTTGTTGGTGGCTTTCTCACAAATGGGCGCCGCGATAAGTCTAATGTTCTATACCGTCAGCTTATCGCATTAGATATAGACTTCTCACATGAAAATTTTTGGTGGGATTTTACAATGCTTTTTGACTGCGCGGCCGTAATACACTCAACGCACAAGTCATGTGCAGAAAAGCCTCGCCATAGACTACTAATTCCGCTTGATAGAGAGGTGTCTCAAGAAGAGTATCAGGCTATTGCACGAAAAGTTGCGGGAGACTTAAACATTGATTTATTTGACCCTTCGACTTTTGATGTAAATAGACTTATGTTTTGGCCCTCTATATCGTCGGATGCTGAGTACTACTTTGAATATCAAGATGGTCCATTTCTTGCAGCCGATTATATACTGGGACTATATACAGACTGGCATGATACAAGTGAATGGCCAACAGCTTCTGATAGCAGTAATGTTATAATGCAAGCTATAAAGAAGCAAGAAGACCCGGCTAATAAAAAAGGCATAGTTGGCCTATTTTGCAGAGCGTATACAATTCAAGAAGCAATATCTGCGTTTCTTTCAGACGTGTATGAGCCTGCGGGAGAGAATAGATATACTTATATAAATGGTTCGACTGCCGCTGGGCTTATTGTATATGATGATAAATTTGCGTATTCTCATCATGGAACAGACCCGGCGGGTCAAAGGCTGTGTAACGCTTTTGACTTAGTCCGTATACATAAATATAGCAGCCTAGATACAGGAAAAGAAAAGAGCGAGCAGGATAAAAAGAGTTTTAAGGCAATGGAAGAGTTTGCCGCAAAAGACTCGCAGATAAAAAAGCGTATCGCAGAAGAAAAATTAGCTGAAGCAAAGTTCGAGTTCGCTGAAGAAGTAGAGCTACCAGAAGAAGAGCAAGATAATTCTTGGACGTCAGAACTTACGGTAAATACAAAAGGAGAGTACGAAAATTCTGCGAATAACTTAAATATCATATTCCAGTTTGACCATTTTCTTAAAAATGCTTTCAAGTTAAATACCTTTGATAATAAAAGATATGTTACAAAAACTCTTCCATGGCGCAAAATCGATGATGTGGAGCCTATTCGTGATGTTGATTATTCTGGTGTACGTAATTACATTGAGTGTATTTATGGCATTGTGTCTAGTCAAAAAGTTGACGATGCACTTGCGCTTGAAATTGAAAAGAAGAAATTTCACCCAATAGTTGAATACATAAAATCCTTACAATGGGATGGTGTACAACGCGTAAATACATTGCTTATAGACTACTTTGGCGCAGAAGATAACGCCTATACGCGAGCGGCTATAAGAAAAATGCTATGCGCAGCCGTGACAAGAGTATTCCATCCGGGTACTAAGTTTGATACAGCTCTTATATTAGTAGGTCCTCAAGCTACGTATAAAAGTACATTCGTAAAAAAACTCGGTAAAAACTGGTTTTCAGATACTTTTACAACAGTACAGGGTAAAGAATCTTTTGAACAAATACAAGGGGCGTGGCTTATTGAAATAGCTGAGCTTTCAGGCCTTAAAAAAGCAGAAGTTGAAACAATTAAGCATTACATATCAAAATGTGAAGATTCATTTAGGCCTGCATATGGTAGAACTATAGAAACATATAAAAGACAATGCGTGTTCTTTGGTACTACCAATTCAAAAGACTTTTTGCGTGACCCAACAGGAAATAGACGCTTTTTGCCGGTAGATGTGAGGCCGGAATACGTCACCAAAAATGTGGTGGAGGAGCTTACAGATGAAGACATAGACCAAATATGGGCAGAAGCCTATGAAATGTATAAACAGGGCGAGCCCTTATATATGACCGGCGAAGAGGATATGATTGCTAAGCTTGAGCAATATAAGCACTCAGAACAAGATGAGCGTAAAGGTATTATTGAAGAGTATCTAAATGCAAAATATCCTGACAACTGGGCTAGCATGGACCTTTATGATAGGCGTAGATGGCTAGAAGACCCGTTATCCCAGGTAGGAACAGCCCAAAGGGAATTCGTGTGTGTAGCTGAAATATGGTGTGAATGCCTCGGCAAAGAGAAAAACGATATGTCAAGGTATAACACCAGAGACATAAATGACATATTACGTTCGTTGCCTGAGTGGGAAGCCTCCACTTCAACAAAGAACTTTTCAATATACGGTAAACAGAAGTATTACAAACGTAAAGACAGCTTATTATGATAGTAAATTTTTATAAGAGAATAGGTGTAGAATGGCGCAGAGACCAAGACTATAAGTTAATTGCTTCTAAGAATATAGAGTGCATTCCACAAAAAGGAACGTTTATTAAGCTCTCGGGGCAATTGTTTATAGTAGACAGAATATACTTTGATATGTATACATGTGAATATAGCATTTATATTATAAGGGCATGAAGTTTGTAATAGTAAGAGCTAAATGCAAGCTCTCAAATGAAGGTACTAAAGTACTTCAGTATGATGCAGATAATGTTACAGAACAAAATGCTTGTGATGATATAGAAGTATTTAGAGCGAATTTGAAAAAGACAATTGAGGCACAAATGGGAGTTGCTGTAAGGTCAATAACATTAACTTATGAAGAACGCGACGATAGAAAGTGAAAAGGTAATTGAGCGTAAATTAGTTGAAGCTGTAAAAGCAAATGGCGGTATGTGCATAAAGCTTTTATGCGACCACCTACTCGGCCTACCAGATAGAATGGTCTTAATGCCTCATAGCAAAATAGCCTTTGCTGAGCTAAAAACAACTGGGCAAAAACCACGGCGTATTCAAGTATTTATGCACAACAAACTTAGAAATCTAGGCTTCAGGGTCGAAGTTATTGATACAGTGGAAGGTGTAAATAATTTTATAAATAGCATAATTTTTAACAAATGACAGAAAAGGAATTAAAAGATACACGCGCGAAAAACGAGGAGCTAGTGGCTAAAGCGTGTGTTTATACTAATGCAGCCTATGCGCTCGTAGAAGTGGCAGACAGCATTATGCTAGATGTTAACGGCATGCTGAAGAGCGTTGGCGCAGAATTAAACAGAGGCGAAAAAGCCAAATATAAAAATGCGCTAAAAGTCGGAAAGAATTTTAAGGTATGGCTAAAAGATTTAGCAAAAATTGTATATGAAATAGATAACGCAGAGCACGCCTTAGAAGATTCTGATATGTTATACGACATAATGCTCCTTATAATAGATAGGTGTGGTGGAGAAATGGACACGCTGACTAAAATAAGGGCTATGCTATTCAATAATTTTAAGTCAAAATATGGCTACTATAAATAGTATGTTAGTAGAGTCTGATTTGCATAATTATCAAAAAGCTTGCGTTGAGCATATAATTACTCACCCATTTTGCGGAGTATTTCTGGATATGGGTTTAGGTAAAACCGTGTCAACGCTTACCGCTATAAATTATCTTATGAATGACTATTGCGAAATAAACACGACTTTAGTAATCGCTCCAAAGCGAGTAGCTGAGTCTGTTTGGCAAGAAGAAGCTGAAAAATGGACCCATTTACAGCATTTACGTTTTTCAAAGATAATGGGCACTCAAAAACAGCGCGTGGCCGCCGTTATGGAAACAAAAGCTGACATATATATAATCTCAAGAGATAATATAGCATGGCTGTGTGCGTTATATGGCGGCGGCAAGCTGCCATTTGATATGGTAGTAATAGATGAGCTCAGCAGCTTTAAGTCTTACAAGTCTGTTAGATTTAAGGCACTACGTGGAGCAAGGCCCTATCTTAAGCGCTTAGTAGGCCTAACAGGTACCCCGGCGCCTAATGGGCTTATTGATTTGTGGCCCCAAATATATCTTATGGATAGAGGGGACCGGCTAGAAAAGACTATTTCTAGGTACAGAGAAAAGTATTTCCGGCCGGGCCAAACAAATGGTCACGTGGTATATTCTTATAATTTGATGAGTGACTCAGAGCAGCTTATTCATAAGAAAATAGAGGATATTTGCATAAGTATGAAAGCTGATGATTATCTTGAAATGCCTATGCGCACAGATAATTATATTAGGCTTAGAATGCCGGACGACGTAAAAAGGCAATACGATGATTTCGAAAAGAATAAAGTACTTGACTTACTTAGCACAGTTGAAACAGTAGAGGAAGAAGACGAAAATGGCAATATTGCGCTTGTGCAAAAGCCTGTTGAAGTAAATGTGGTAAATGCAGCCGCTTTATCAAACAAATTATTGCAGTTTGCAAACGGGGCTATCTATGACGAAGATAAAAATGTGTTTCCAATCCATGATATTAAACTTGAGGCCCTTAAAGAAATAGTCGAAGCCACTAATGGGCAATCCGTGCTCGTAGCGTGGACCTACCAATTTGATAGAGACAGAATACTTGAGCACTTAAAAAGCTATAAACCAAGGGAGTTAAAAACCAATAAAGATATAGAAGACTGGAATGTTGGTAAAATACAAGTGATGCTAGCGCACCCAGCTTCCGCAGGCCACGGGCTTAATCTCCAGGCAGGCGGGAATATAATAGTCTGGTTTGGACAAACCTGGAGCCTAGAACTATATCAACAATTCAATGCCAGATTATACCGCCAAGGCCAACAAAAAGGAGTTATTGTACACCACCTTATTATGAAAGATACACATGATGAAGATGTAATACAAGCTCTTAAGGCGAAGGACAGAAAGCAAAATGCTCTTATGGATAGTATAAAAGCAAAAATTAACAAATATAAAAAATTTATGTAACTATGGGACGTAATGGAAAAAAGGAACCGGTATTTACAAGGCTAGTAGAATTTGTAAATGGCAATGTAGGAAAAATAGTAACCTCACAGGAAATACTATTAGGAAATGAACCTAGTAGAGCCGCAGAAACAGCATATCTATACAAGCTAATAAAGCTAGGCTATGTAAGGCCCGCGAATAAAGGCTTTGTAATGCACAAAGATACAACGTATGAAATACTAAAGCCTTTTCCGCCTAAATATAATTCTGTAGCGCTTATGAAAGAGCTGAGAATAGCTAATGGTTTAATTCCTGAAAATAATACAAGTAAAATAGAACTGAGTTAATAAGTGTCAAATATGTAATTTTTAGAATAAAAAAATTTTCTATTCTCGTAAAAAATTAGTATATTTGCATATAGATAATAAAAGATAAGATAATAACTAACTTTAATATATAAATATGGAAAGAAAAATAGGAGAAGTATTTAACTACCACTACAGTGTTAAGCTGCAAGTAGCCGAATCCGATGTTAAGTCCGGATGCAAGGGATGCTATTTTGAAGATTCCTTCCAAGGCCGTTGCAGAAGGCCCGTAGAGTATAGTATGAGTTGTACTAATATAGACAGAAAGGACCATAAAAATGTAATTTTCAGAGAAGTAAAATAATAATTTTAAGATATGAGTAACATACTAGAAAGAGCAAATAAAATCGTGAATGAGCGCTCAGAAGAAAAAGAGCGTCAATATGGGCCCTTTAATTTATCAATGGAAAAAGCTGCGCTTATTTATAACCTTATGGCTCCAAAAGGCGAGCGAATAACTACGGCTGGCATGTATAGAGCAATGATAGCCCTTAAATTATCACGTGAATCGCACGCGCACAAAGAAGATAACCTCCTCGACGCAGTGGCATATATAGGAGCTCTGAATGATTATCTTGAAGAAAACGGCGGGTATTATGAATCACAAAAAAGATAAGTTATGAACGAGAAATTGAATTTGGTAGAAATACTAAAAGATTGTCCAACAGGAACTAAGTTGTATTCAACTGTATTTGGAGAAGTTGAATTTGACCACTATGATAAAAGTAGCGTTGAATATCCAATCTTCATAAGACTGGAAAATTTAGCCGGACGTGAAAGTATTACTGCAGAAGGAAAGTTATTTGCGAACTATGACGGAGAATGTATTTTGTTTCCCAGCAGAGAGCAGAGAGATTGGTCTAAGTTCAAGCAAAATAAGGAGAGGTTTGACCCTAAGACATTGAAGCCATTTGATAAGGTGTTAGTGAGAGATTCAGGCGCTTACTCGCGGAGATGCGCATTTTATTCTCACACAAAAGAAAACGATAGCCAATTTAGATACGTAACTGAAAATAGTGCGTATGAATACTGCATACCATACAACAATGACACTAAGCATCTTATTGGTAAAACAGAAAATGCACCAGAATTTTATAGATATTGGGAGGATTAAGTTATGACAAGAGAAGAAGAAATAAGGAATGCGATTGATACAATAATTCCAATACGACCTTCTGAGAACGGAAGAACTTATGAACAGGCGTTGATGGCGACTGGCTTTGGAAAAGGCGCAAAGTGGGCAGATGAACACCCTAAAAATCCTTGGATAAGTGTTAAAGATGATTTGCCTTGTAATCACGCAGAAATGCTTCACCCAATGTGTAATATCAAAACACAATGTGTTATTACAAGTATAAGAGGACTTTGTTATATAAACAATATGCTAAAATATAAAGACAAGTGGATAAGGGAAATGGATAAACCTACTCACTGGACGCCGATTCCTAAACTGCCTAAAGAATAGGTATATGTAAGATAATTTTTATAAAATACAAGTAACATGAAAGACGCATTATTTAAGATTGATGAATTCTGCAAAGCTAACCGCATTGAGTATATAGTTACGGGAACCATGGCCCTATATTTACTCGGCGTTCCTTCACGGTATATTCCGCAGGATATAGACATTAAAGTATTTAACCTGACAGGAGAACAGGTTAAAATGCTTAAACAACTCCAATTTTTGTCTGGCCTTAATAACTCAAATTATGAAGATGGCGAGTGCTATTCGTTCATTGTAAATGGCGTAAAGATTAATGCCATTGTAGGCCTAGCAAAATTCGAAGAGCAATATGTAAGCCTTAATTTTGCCGGCAATATAGACGTGCAGCTCGTGAAAGGTGCACTTATCGATAAGATGAAGCTTAAAAGAGAGAAAGATAAAGACTATTTAATCGACCTCGTCGGCAATTTAACTTCTTTGATATGAAATTTGCAAAAGTAAGAGATGTAAAGTCTCCAGTTCGGGGGACTGGTAAAGCGGCCGGAATTGATTTTTTCGTGCCAAATTTTGGCGGTAACAAGGGCCTAATAGTTAATCCCGGGGCAGACGTACTTATACCGTCTGGCATTAAGATGGAAATTCCGGAGGGCTATATGCTAATGGCCGCAGACAAATCTGGGGTAGTAACTTCCAAGTGGGCCTGCATTGGCGCCGGTAGAACACCAAAGGCAGAGGCCTTTGAAAGCATTGTTATCCTAGGCGCTAAAATTGTAGACGAAGACTACCAAGGAGAAATTTTCATACACCTTATAAATGTAGGTAGGGCTAAAGTTTACGTTAAGCCTGGTATGAAAATGGCACAATTTATTCTCGTGCCGGTGTCTTATGAAATGCTTGAAGAAGTGCCAGAAGCAGAGCTTTTTAGCCGTTTATCTGCGCGCGGCGATGGCACCCTTGGCTCGACGGGAAGCTATTAAATCGAATAATTTACGCTTTATTCTCGCGCGTCACATGGCACTTAAAGTATGAAGCAAAAGGAAAATACTCAGAAAACTAAGTGCTCCATAAAACGCGCGAGAATATAAAATTAAATAATTCACTTATAATGGACGCGTACACCCTTATAATAGACAGCCCCATTGAATTAGAGGCAGAAATGTGCAGGTATAATAGCCACACAAGAGAAGAACTTGAAGAGATTCTTAAGCAAGAATATAATGCAAGTCTAGTATTAAATTTCAAAATATAGAGGACTATCATGATGAAAAAAATAATTAGCTACGCTTGGCGCGTATTAGGCGCTTTTTATTTCCCGGTATACCTAGTATTTTGGGTACTTCACAAAATAGCAAGACTTATTTTAGCGCTATCCTATTTTGGAATGCTTAATAAGAGAACAGGTAATGACATAATTAAACACTTATTTATGTGGCATGGAAAGCATTGAAGAAAAAGGCGGCCACTTAGAAGACAGTGAGCTATATGATTTTATAGAAGAGATACAAAGCGAAGACGTAAAAGGAGAAAGCACCGAAAAAACAAGCGGCGAGGCGCAAGATATTATTTCAGAGCTGCCTGAAAACGCTGAAATTGAGGCCTATTACGGTAATGACGCCTGGAGAATGCCGCCTATATATGCGGGAAACCAAGGTCGTATTACTGTACTATATGGGCCTGAAGTTAAACAAAAAGCGGCTGAAGGGCGCAGAGAAGCCGCTAAAGAAAAAAGTCGGCGCCTAAAAAATGAGAGACTGCGTATTCAACGAGAAGCCTTTAGTCAGGAGCTAATAAGTTTAAGCGACAAAATAGAAACGCCGCATATAAAATTGCTTATAGCCGCGCTGACGAAAGAGCATACTCGCATGATAAATAGGTACTCCAGTTTTATAAATAACCGGCTTACCTCGTTACTAAATCCTTTTATACCACCCCGCTTAAAAAATTGTAGGCTACTTTATCCGGATTCCATACGCATGAGCCCTGGCTTTATGTATAAAGCGAGTAAAGAATACGGGAACGGGTTAACCTTCTGGGCGACGCCTTTAATACCCTATTACTTTGCGCAAAATACAGAGCAGGCCATACTACTAAAAAACAAGCCTACATTTTTATACTCAATTGATAAGGCTGTAGGCTTTTACCATTGGCACTTAAAACAAAGGCAAGAAAAAGAGCTTAGATACGCCTCTGCTGTTATACAAAAAGGCGTCTCTTCTTATTATGATTTGCTTAAGTTTAATCCTTTTTGGTTTGAAGTACTGTATAACGAATTAAAAAATAAACAAGATGACTAATCAAGTTGCGCTACCACGCATACTAGTCTATCAAGACGAAGACTGTAGCGTATTATTAGAGTATTTAACTTTTTGTGGATTCGGAGTAATAGAGGCCACAGAAGAAAATGTGCTGGCTAAAATACAGGATGGCCGGTATGATATGTGTATTATAAGCCCACTTAAGGCTTGCGCAAAAGATAATTTTAAGCTTTTACGGGCGCAAAAAGAGGCTGATAAAAACAAGCCCATAATTTTTTTATCCGGCTTATCCGCGTATACTTGTAAGATAGAAGCCTTTGAGCTAGGCGTCGATGACTATGTTATCCGGCCCTTTAATTTTGAGGAGCTCGTTTATAGAATAAAGGCTTTATTAAAGAGGTGCGGTATTAAAAGCCGAAAAATAGAGGACACTTATAAAATAGGTAACTATACCTTTAATACGCAGTTCAAAAGCTTGGAGTTAAAAGGAACAGAAATAAAGCTAACTATCATAGAAAACAAAGTACTTGCCCTCTTATGTGCGTACCAAAACGAGATACTTACAAAAGAAATGTTATTGCGCGATATATGGGGAGACGATAATTTTTTTATTAAGCGTAGCTTAGACGTTCACGTATGTAGGCTGCGAAATCATTTGAAACAGGACAGTAATATAAAAATAGAAACGGTTAGGGGTTTAGGCTATTCCCTTACGGTATCTAATAACTAAGATTGTTTACGGCGCGCGCGAGTGGACCCTTGGCCTACACTCTATATAATAATAGGGCTGCCATACAGTGGCAGCCCTATTATAATACAATATCGCTATTAGATAAGCGGGTCCGCTTCATTTGCAGCGTCCGCCGACTGCGTGTCCGCTTCATTTGCGGCGTCTGCCGACTGAGCGGCCTGAGCCGCCAAATAAGCCTCTAGCTTAGCCTTTGCCTCGGCAAGCACCTTGCGCTTTGCCTCTAGTACTTGCTCCGCTTTTTGCAGCCGTTCCTCAGCTTTTTTTACAGCCTCTTCGCAGAAAAGCACGCGCTCCTGTGGATTAAAAGATTCTGAGTTGCCTTTGTTTTCAAGGCGCGCACGATACTTCTTATTGCGTGCCAGACCCTCTTCGTCAAAGTCTTCGGCAATTTGCAAGTCGGCACTTGTTACTTTGTATACAAATTTTACTGCCTCGGGGTCCTCGGCCGTGGGTGCAGGCGTTGCTATTTTGTAGAGCAAGCTCTTGGCTCGTTTGTCAATAACTATTGCTACAATACGGCCGTCACGGTAGTCTACTTTTTTGCCTACGTTTTCAACGGCTTTGCTAAGCTCCTCTTCTACTCTTTCGGGAGTCCATTCTACACGGTCTTTTGCTTTGCGCTTTTTTCTTTCAAGCGTTACGGTGGTATCCAGTATCTTCAGCAGCTTGCTGTCATGCACCTTAACAATACGGCGGCTATCGTTGGTCTTAATAGCGTAAAGCACTTTGTTGCTGCGCTTGTCCTCTACGACGCCGGCTATATAGCCGTCAACCCACTCAGCGCTATTAAAAGGCACAACCTGACACATGTGGTAAAGGTTGCCTTTTAACTCGGCAGCAATAGCGTGCCGTTCCTCGTCAGTCAGCTTGGCTGCTTTATTTTGCGCGCGACCGCTATAAAGCGGGTTAAGCCCATCATTATTCTCGGCGGCCTCAATTGCGGCCTCTTCCTCGGGAGTAAGAGGCTCTTCGTCTACAGCCTCAGCAGCATTAGCCATTTCCATTTGTTCGCGCTTGGCAAGCTCGGCCTCAATAGCCGCTTTGTCCTCTTCGTTTGCCGTTGCCAGGAGGGCATTTAATTTCTTCGTCGCCAGCTTCTTAAAATTTTTGGTTGCCATAGTTTTGAAAATTAAAAGAGTTAAACGTTATTTTTGCTTTTTGCTCTATTTTCATGTACAAAGATACTAACTTTTTTTGAGCCGCAAAAGTTTTTATATAAATTATTACGCTAAAATTATTTAACACCTCTGGTGTTATTCGTCCGCGTTAACCACGCCCAAGACAACTGCGAGAGCTATAAGGGCTAAGGCGCTAATAACAAGCCAGAAAGGCGAAAATGCCTCAATAAAAGGCACACCTAAAAACACGACAAGCATGCTGACACCGTTTAATAAATTTTTATACCGTTTCATTTTACTTAATTATTAATGGTTAGTACTACATGGGCTTCGCCATACACGCGAACCTCGCCACACACCTCAGAGTTACCGTACACGTTAACTCCACCGCACACGTGAGCCCTGCCATGTACATGGGCCTCGCCGTGCACACGGGCCGCGCCATATACATAGGCCTCATCGTACACATGGGCCTCGCCGTATACCCAAGCCTCGTCGTCTATATGGGCTTCACCATACACGTGCGCCCACCCACATACGATGGCCTCGCCGTATATTTGAGCCTGGCCGTATACTTGAGCCTGGGCGTACACGATGGCATCATCATACACATACGCGCTGCCGTACACGCAGGCCTCGCCGTACACCCAGGCCATATCATGCTGCGATAAGTTTTCTTCGCTTTCGATAAAGCCACCTTTATCGCCTTTTTTAACTCGGCCGAAATCCCGTAAAGCCTCTATCCTGTAGAGGGTGTGGCCGTCAATAGTAATTGTCTCCTGAGTGAGCTTGTACTTTTTCATTTTAGTAAGTTTTAAGGGTTGCTATTTTACGTTAGGCACCTTGTCGTATGCGCGGGCCTGCCCACACACACAGGCCTGGCCGCTCACGATAGCTCCGCCATGCACGCGAGCCTCGTCGTACACGCGAGCCTCGTCGTACACGCGAGCCATGTCGTACACCAAAGCTTCGCCATACACCAAAGCCCTACCGTACACCCAAGCCCTGTCGTACACACGGGCCTGACCATACACACAGGCCTGGCCGCGCACTACAGCCTTGCTGTACACATAGGCATGGCCGTATACGCTAGCCGTGTCGTGCACACAGGCCCAGCCGTACACGTTAGCCTCGCCGTACACGCGGGCACAGCCATACACCCAGGCCCCACCGTACACACGGGCCTGACCGTACACGCGAGCCTCTTCGTACACATAGGCTTCATCATACACACTGGCCTCACCATACACCCAAGCCCCGCCATACACGACGGCCCGGCCATACACAATAGCTTTGTCGCACACGATGGCCTCGCCATACACGCGAGCCCGGTCACACACAGCGGCCTCACTATGTATGTGGGCGTCGCCGCACACACAGGCCTGACCGCGTACGATAGCCTGACCGTACACACGGGCCTTACCGTACACACGGGCCTTACCGTATACCCAGGCCGTGCCATCGTGCGATAGGTTTTCTTCGCTTTCGATAAAGCCGCCTTTGTCGCCTTTTATAACGTCGCCGAAATCCCGTAAAGCCTCTATCCTGTAGAGGGTGTGGCCGCCAATAGTAATTGATTCCTGAGTGAGTTTGTACTTTTTCATTTTCGTAAGTTTTAGTATTGTATATTTTGCATCGTGCCGCCGTAGGTGTCGCTCCTAAGCCGTTTCTTTCCGCGGCGGCTAGAGTTACGCGTTTTCCTGAGGAGTGCCGTCCCATTCCGCTTGTTGCTCTAGCACAATATACCGTGCTTTCTTCACCCGGCACATAAGTGCAGCATAGCACTCCGCGTCCTTTAGGTTTTCAAAGCGCTCCATAATAGCGGGACTAAAAGTAGAGCTGTAGGCTTTAGCTACGTAAAAAATTTTTGTTTCCATTTTACTATAATTTAAGTTATTAATACATTTAGAGTTTTATCAAAGGTACGTTGTAAATCGGTTTGCCATGCGCAGCGCGGTGTCTTTAGATAGTAAATCAAAGCAACCCGTCCACTCCTCTTTGCGGATTAGTTTGCCGTCAACAAACTCCCACATATCTATGGTATCGCGGATAAATAAATAGCTGTGTTTACTAATACGCACCTTTACGCCGTTATCGCCTGTCACAACAAAACAAGGCCGCGGCTTGCCGTCAACATAAAATTTTGTTTTTCTCACTTCCATTTTACTATAAATTTTAGAATTATTTCACGCCCATTTTTCGCGCGTACTCATCTATTTGCTCGCGCGTAAGCCACTCCGGCTTTACGGGCAACAAATCATAAAGCTCACGCATTTTATCGATTTGTTTTTGCTCGTCGCGGGCCCAAAGGCAGTGCACCGCAGTTGGGTGCCCGTGTTGGGCAAGGTAGTACTCGCAGTCGCAGCGAAGGCGGTCCAATAGCATGTAGTTAAATTTATTTTGGTCCATAATCATTACGCATAAAGTTGGTTAAATAAAGCCTTTTGCCAAACATTGTTATATAGGGGAGCGCATTTCTTGTGGTGTAACGTATTTCTTGCCACCGGCCGCGGATTATTTCCGTGCCACGTGAGGACCAATGTATTGTAGACCTGTAGCGCGCCGCGTCTCCTTGCCGGTTGATTTGGATTTCCAGCTTCTCGGCTATGCCATTTATTAAATAGCCGTGAGATATAAATTCGTTCCTATTGTTTTCCATAATGCTTTACTATTTATTATTATACCTCAAAGGTAGCGCTTTATTTTTAACTACGGAAATTTTTTATACTAACGAAGTCTAATTTTTAGGCTATTAAGTAACTATTTCCCAGCGTTTCACTTTATTAATTTACCCGACGATAGAAATTTTGCCTCCGTCGTTGTAGTACTTCATGCCCAGCACGCTGTACACCGGTGTGAAAATGGGGTAACCATGTCTACCTAAGTTGTAAAAGCCGCAAAATGTAAAGTCTTCGGGCGCTGTGTCGCGAATTATTTCTAACTCGCGATAATCCAGCGGCTGCCCTTTTCGCGGCTCGCCGTTGCCCTTAATAAGGCTCCGCAGCCATTGCAGTCCCTTCGCGCCTTGCTCTGGCGTTACGGGTATGCCATAGCCATCATTAATCCTATCTAAAAGGTTGTAGTCGAACACGTCGTGCCCCTCGTTATTGGAGCGGTTTTTAAGTAAGCGTATTTCTTGCTCTTTAATGTCGCCATTGTTGCGCACATTCTCAAAAATTTCTTCGTTTGTTGTCTTTTTCATTTTAGTAAGTTTTAAGGATTAGTATTATAGCTGGGTCTACTACTTAATAAGCCTCATACATTTCGCTTTCGCCGCGCACGATGGCCCGGCCACGCACTTTAGCCCGGCCGTACGCACGGGCTTTGTCGCATATAACGGCCTGGCCGTACACCTCGGCACAGTTGTACACGCGGGCTTCGCCATATACGCAGGCGTAGCCGTACACCTCGGCCTCGCCGTACACCTCGGCCTCGCCGCACACGCGGGCATGCCCTTCTACCTCGGCATAGCCGCACACGCAAGCTTTATCATATATGTACGCCTCGCCGTACACGCGGGCCCTATCGTATATCGACGCATTGTCGTTTGCGCCGGCCTTACCGTACACGCGGGCCCTATCGTATACACGAGCCTGACCTTCTACATCGGCATAGTCGTATACGCGGGCCCAATCATATACACGAGCCTTGTAGTACACCTCGGCCTCGCCGTACACGCGCGCATAGTCGTATACGCGGGCCTCGCCGTACACCTTAGCATTGCCATATACGCAGGCCTCGCCATACACATGGGCCTCGCCATACACATGGGCCTCGCCATATACGCGAGCCTCATCGGCAACCCAGCACGTGCCGTCGTGCGATAGGTTTTTTTCGCTTTCGATAAAGCCGCCTTTATCGCCTTTTTTCACGTCGCCAAAGTCCCGTATGGCCTCTATCCGATAGAGGTTGCAGCCGTCAATAGCAATTGATTCCTGAGTGAGTTTGTACTTTTTCATTTTCGTAAGTTTTAGGTTACTATGGCGCCCAGTAGGAGAATCGAACTCCCGCGCAGCCTCCCAGGCCTGGGCTATGGTGGCTCGTATTATTCCGGTATTACTACTATTGTCCATTCGAAGCCAGTCGCTCTTTCTAGGCGCTCCCGCTCGTACTCAGCCGCGCGCGGGCTACCGCAGATAGTTGGGCAATAGTCTTTGCGGCATCTCTTGGGCTGCACCATCCACTTTCTGAGGTCCGTGCTTTTCTGCAGCATCCGGTGGATATGCTCCGCCCAGAAGCTTCGGGCCGCACAGTCGTCAGCGCTCTTGCCGGTGCTTTGTAAAACGGCATCCTCTTGGTCTGTGCTGTCAATTTCGGCGCGGTCGCCATATCGGCCATAAGTTACACGGCAACCTAGCTCCGCCGCTTTGTCAATTAAGGCCTGCCATTGCTTGTTGGCGTATTCGTTTCGGTAGTACGTTTTAACCATTTTGCTTAAGGATTATTATTCTTTATTATTATACCGTGAAGATAGCGCTTTATTTTTAACTACGGAAATTTTTTATACTAACGAAGTCTAAAATTTTTAAGTAATCCGCATTTTTTCCTGGGGGGGCTAGCGTCTAAAAAATGTTAAATATCGTTAGGGCTTTGGCAATTTTAGCACTTTTCCCACGGGGCATTAAGCTGCGAAGGAGCCAGCATTATAAAGACCAAAGGGGGCTAGTGCTAAGAGCCTATGGGGCTTATGCGGCTAAGAGCCTATGGGGCTTATGCGGCTAAGAGCCTATGGGGCTTATGCGGCTAAGAGCCTA